AACAGGTCCTACGGGTCATACAGGTCCAACAGGTCCTACGGGTCCTACGGGAACTACCGGAACTACCGGAACAACAGGTCCTACGGGTCCTACTGGGACAATTGAATTGGGAAATGTCTTACTAGTTGATCAAGTGTACGGCGATGATGGACTAGCTTCTATTGGAGGTCTTCCGTATCAAACAGTAGAAGCTGCCTTATTTGGAACATCTGGTACTACTGGAACTACAGTATGGGTTATGCCCGGAACGTACAATTTAACCCACGGAATAACATTATCTGATCAGATCGCATTGAGAGGATTAAATGTTCAAACGTGTACACTTCAGATGCTAGGCGTTACTGGAAATACAACTTTATTGAAAATGGGTGAAAATTGTCGAGTTGAAGATTTGACTTTGAAATTAACTTCCGCAAGCCATTATGAGTTAATAGGAATTGCATTTGAAGGAACATCTACGCAAACATCTAAGTTACGAACTTCTGTTCTAACGGTAGATAATTCGGGGGCCAATACTTCAGGATCAAGTAGTGTGTATGGTGTGGTATGTGGCGGTACTGGACCACTTACCGAATCTACGTTTTCATTCAATGCTATTAAAGGATCAACTATCAACGTGAAATCTAATGGATCAGGAAGTAAACGAGGTATTTTAGTTAACGGAACAAATCAAGTTTCCACTCGAGACACTAATATTTATGTAGCTACGCCTTTAGATAGTGCGTCCGCGGGATCTTATGTTGGTGTTGAAACTGTAGATCCTGGAGCACCCGGTTTAACTGGATCTATTCAATTACGCGCAACTAGTATACACGGTCCAAGACAATCTGGTTCATACACATCTTCAGATATTTTACAGTCTTTCCCTTCATCGATAACAGATCCTAGTTATTTAGCTTCAGGAGGAATCCAAATTGGTCCAGGAGTAGATTTAGTTAATAAAGCAGCAGGAACCAAACCATTTAGTACATATGTTTATCCAACAACTATTTTTTATTGTGGAAAAGGAACTGCTCCCAATAATGCAAAAGGATACTTATGGCCCGGAACAGTTGCATTTGCAGGAGGTGGAAATGCCTATCCGGATGTTACTACACCTGTGGCTCGATACAGAGTTCAACAACCAGCAATTTTATCTGGATTGTCTGTTTCTTGTAACTCTCTAACGAATCCAGATACTGTAACTGTGACTGTATGTAAAGGTGCCACAGGTGGATCTCTACTAAGTAATCCAACAGTTTTTACAGTTACATTAACATCAGTAACTCCCTCATTATCTAAAACGTTTTACGATGGATCTAAAGATTTCGCAGTAGGTGATTACCTGAATGTATATATGGATGTAAATGGAAATAGTTTACAAGATTTAGCAGTTCAAGTAGATATGTTCTAGTTTTACTATCGTACAACTAATAATAAGAAATGCCTGGTGGCTTAATGCAATTAGTCAATAAAGGTGCTCAAGATCAGCTTGTAACTGGTCAACCGTCCTTTACACATTTCAAATCAGTGTACAAGCGCCATACTGAATTTGCGATGGAACATTTTGTTCTCAATTTTCGATCTGTGAACTTAAATCTGCTTCCCACTCAACCTAAGAGTCTGAGATGTAAGGTTGACAGAAACGCACAATTAGTTCACGATTGTTATGTGAATGTTACGATTCCTGATATTTATTCTCCCGTGAATCCAACTACACCAGGATTTGCTACTGGTTATGAATTTGAATGGATTGATAATCTGGGTTACAATATGATCAATTCTGTGTCCTTGCTCATAAACGGTACAGCTATTGTGACACATTCTGGAGAATGGATGAAATTGTACTCATATTTAAGTCATAATGGAACTATGCGTCTAAAAGTTGACAGAATGGTTGGTAATATTCCTGAAGTAAAAGATCCTGCTAATGCGTACGGACGATTCAATCAATATCCTCATTCTATTTCTCGTCCAGGAGCTCAAGCCGCTCCATCTATTTTAGGACGTGAATTAATGATTCCGCTACATTTCTGGTTTTGTGAAGATGTCGGAGCAGCATTGCCCTTAATTGCCTTACAGTATTCTGATGTTGAAATTGTAGTTGAATTTGCTTCTATTTATCAATTGTTTACGGTACGCGATGTAGATCCCGCAAGTCCGACATTTCGTCAACGTATAGGACCAAATCCCGCTAATCCTTTGTACGCAATGAACAGATTTCTGAGTCCACCAAATGTTGACGCAAGTCCACTAAATCCTTCATTAACATCCTGGTCTTTGCGTCCATCTGTACAAGCAAACTATATCTTTTTGAATGATGCTGAAATGGCTCAGTTTGCTAAGAGTGATACTTCTTATATTATCAAAGACTTACGTCCAGTAACTAGACAGGGTGTACGTGGTCCATCAACAGATGTAGAACTTGTAATGACTAATCTGTGTACTCGTATTGTATGGACAGCACAACGTTCTGATTTCTTAGCAAATAATGATTACGATAATTATACAAATTGGCTAGGGCCTCCAACATTAAAACAAGTTGGATCAACTCCTATAACATCTATTTATTCTTCAGGGCAACAACAGGGTTCTAATGTAGCCTTGAGAGATAATCTAGTTGAAGCTACTATAATCTTTGATGGAAAGAATCGTGAAGAAACTAAGACAGTAGCATTTTACAGTCTTCTACAAAATTATAAACATGTTGAAGGTGCTCCTTTACCCGGTGTCTACATGTATTCATTTGCTCTAGATCATGAGAAACAACCTTCTGGTCACGCAAATGGATCTATGTTTAATTCAACTACATTACGTATATCTACCTTGGAACCCCCTGTTCTACCAGCAAGTCAAGGAACATCCGTATGTATTTTGAAATCTACAGCGTTCAATCCTCGTCCAACTATCGTGGTAGATCCTTCACAGTACAATCCTGAAGAAGTTATTTTTACGATTAACCGTACAGTGCAACAAACTGTGCCTTATTCGTACACAGTAACTACGCATGTAGAATCATATAACTTTCTCAGAGTTTTCCGTGGAATCGGAAATGTCGTGTTCTCATCATAAAGGGAATGATTGGAGGAGCTACAGGAACAGAACAAATAAATGAAGATGGTCTGACTATCGTAAAAGCTACATATGGTGTAGATACACAGTTTGTTGATGTAACAACAGAAGTTCGAGGATTAGTACAAACTGGAGAATTAGATTTTGTTGTATCGGCACAATCTTTGGGTATTCCAGATCCTAATCCGGGTTCTGACAAACAAATTCTTCAAATACAATATCGAGTAAACGGTGGACATAAAAATTTAGATAAGTTTAAATCTGGTGAGCAAGTAAAACTTTCAGCACCAAACGCTAAGTCATCAAAGAAAAAAGTCAATCATACATGGAGCTTTATGCAATACGTATGGTCATCAATCTTTTTCTTTTTTGTGGGTCTCTTAGTTATTGATGCTTACAAGACTGGAAATTATATTTTTGGATATCAGAGTACATCTGAGACTGGTGTAACATATGAAAATGTGGGTGCCGGAGTTGTTTTAGCGTTAATAACATTATTTTCATTTGGAACTTCATGGATTTATATAATCCTTCCTCTAGCTTTAATCTTTGGATTTATGCGACGCTCCAGATAAAAAAGGGTTTAACCCTTTACTTGTTGGCAATCAGACCATCAAACTTTTTGCTTTTGATGCGAGCAAAGCCCAGAAACTCTTCGGTATCCTTGTCGTAAACGCGGCCAGAAGCCTCGTCTACGTCATACTCTTTACCTCCAAATGTCTTTGTGACCAAGTCTTCTTTCTCTTCGTCACGCAGGGGCCCAGTTACCTGAGCTCCGTCCAGAAGATAGACGCCAACAACATCGGTCTTGACGACCTCGCTTTGTACATCTACCAGGTCAGAGTGTGTCATAACCTTTAGCCCGGAACCAGCACCGCCTCCCATGGAGGCAACTGATGGCGTCTTGCTTGACATAAAGTTTGCAACGTGCGTGGCAAACTCTACGGTGTTATACTGCTCTGCAGGTATTGCGTTAGCATACTTCTGAAACTCCTTCTTGAGGGTCTCCTGCTCCTTCTCGTCCTCCGGGTAGTCGTCGCCGATTACCTTGGAGAACTCCTCTTTGATCTTAGCCGTGAACTTTGGACAGTTCGGCTTTGCCTTCTCGGCCTTCTCAGCCTTGGGCTTCTCGGCCTTGGGCTTCTCAGCCTTCTCGGCCTTCTCCTTGGGCTTCTTTGCGGGTTTAGACTCCAGCAAAGTAACCCGTGCTTCCATAGCCTCAAGCTTCTTGAGGAGCTCAGCAAACTCTTGCTTTAGCGCATCAATATTCTTGGCCATTTCTACTTTTCTAATAGTATATTCTAGTTCAGGTAAAAATCCGTTTTCACGAATTCCCACCAACAAATCAGTTACTTAGGTTTTACCGGGTCACTCTTGACAGGCTTGACCTTAGTTTCTGTTGCTGATGTAGCTTTTGCTGCTGCCGCATCCTTTGCCCTCTTAATGAGTTCTTGCATCTTATTAGGGCCTGGCATTTCTATCTTGTATGTAAGTAGTTTCCTACGTTTTTACAATCCGTTTTTACATACTGAAGAATCATAAATGAGTGAAACTGCTAAGATTCATCTTCGAGAACATTTGGCAACTTTACTGGTTCCGTGCCTTGCTGAAGGATTCTGGAGTGTTAAAGATACTGCTCAAAAATTATGTGATCGCAATAATCAACCTACTGAAGTTATTCGAACATTCCAAAATATGGTTACCAAGATCCCTGAATGGTCAGAATCTACTTTGGGCGAAGAAGTAGAACGAATTACTAGAAGTTCCAAGTGTACATACTTAGATGACCTTCTGCTTGGAGTATTCTTAGCCTATATGAAATCTTTCGCAGCCCTACAGTATCGTGGAGCTTCATCTCAGATTAAAGTTGAATTTGACCGTCCTAATGTAACAAAGTTCATTCACGAATTGTATAAGCAGAGTGCTAGAAAATTATGGCAATCAGCATTCTTATTCAAGACTCAGGGCGTTTCTTCTGAACAACAAGCTCGTAATCGTCAAGAAGTTGAACAGATTATTGATCGTACAATTGATGATGTTGTTCGATCCTTTTTGCCTTGGGAAGTTATTGCGAAGTCTTATTTCTCTGAACCTGTAGAACCCCCAGTCTCAGAATCAAAGTCTGTGATATTCGAAGATATTCCTGATACGGATTCCGATGAAACTGATTCTGAAGCAGAACTGCCTCCACTAAATTTAACTGAAGATGAAGATCGTATTTCTATTACAGACTTAGATGAAAAACCACAAGAAGTCGTAGTTCCTGAAGTAGATGCTCTAGCCGAACTTGAGTCTAAGGTTGAAGATAGTGACCTCGTTTTAAATCCTTAAACTGATTCTTTGGAAAACATTAAAATGTGGATTGTTTATGTTTCTGTTGGTGTTGCTCTTGTCAGTTTCATCTTGTACGCTCTGGATCGTCGATCTAAGCAAGAACAAATTGATTGGTTTACGGCAGTAAAACTCATGGTATTTGGTGGATTGATGTCCGGTGGTATTGTATATGTAACTCAGAGTCCAGAAACTGTTGAACTTATTAAAGAAGTTGCCGAAGGTCCTGTGATCCAAGAAATGTTTGTAGGTAAACCTACTTTTTAATCTAATCTAATTATATTTGCAGTCATGCCGTACACACTTAAAAACACTGGATACAATATACTTGATCTCTTTTCTAAAAACTTTTTTGGACTCTTTTTAGCATATATTGTATGGACATCCGGAAAACGCTGATCTAAACACACTAAATGTATACCAGTAAATGTATCTCTATGTTCTAGTTCCCAATGGTGCTGAATGGGAAGATTTGACGATTTATTTGACAGAAGAAGAAGCAATCACGAAATCTAAAATGTTTCCAAACTTTCGTGTAGAAATCTTTCATCAGACAGCGGTTGGATTTTGTCCTCAGTATAAATATTATAGAAACGGCGAATTGTGTTCCTATTAAAAAGGAATACACATAAGCCATATAGACCACCCAAGGTAGGCCTAATAGCAGACACCCATGCGTACACAGATATCCAGAGTCTCTTTTTGTGTTTCCTCAAATGTCATTGGGCCGTAGCACACAGATGTCTTGCCATGATTAACAGAAAATATCCATCCACCAAACTTTTCAGAAAACATGTACGAAAAGAGAATGTCTTTTCCTACATGTTCAATGTGCATGAACGTCTGGACAGTTTCCAGACTGAGTCCATTCTTTTCCAGCAGTTTCATATATCTCTGATCAGTTCTACCCGGATTATTCCGCGGTGTCCTGCCAGAAATAGAAAGTGTTCTGTCGCCTAGGCGTGCATACATTGTAACGTTCATTTTTTGTAGTCCCAATTTTTACTTTTTTACAATCCATTTTATAAAATGAGTACCTTTTGGACAATTATTCTTGTATTGTCTTTAACTGCGTTAGGCTGGAATTTATACAATTTGATTATAGGAGTTCAACAACATGTTGTATGGTGGCAGATTCTTCTTGCTTCTCTAGGTCTTTTGGGAGCCTTGAATGGTATACATGGATCTGTACGTTCCTTACTAAAGTTTTAATTATCTAATACGAGAGGAAGTTCTCCTGCTGGAATTGATCCTACAAAGTCTGTGAATTCTGCCAACTCTTTTCTGGGAACAGCATCTCGACAAAAGCGGGCAATAGCTTTGTATAAAGCAAACCCATAAAATCTATCCATTCTAGGATCCTTTTTCTGAAATAAGATTGATGATCCATCATCCAATGTCATCCATTTAATAAATAATTTAAATAATTTATCATCATATTTTTCAGGTCCTTCAGGGTACAAATCCCAGAACATAGATGTAGCTAGACGAACAAGATCAAATGAAGGATTAGGTTTAATTATGGGTGCTGAATCTTTAAAAAATGGTTGGCAATTATATTGACCACCCGCTTCATTATTTACCTCAAATTGATCACTCATAAATAATCTAGGTTCTTTCATTCCTGGTAGACGTACATATCCAATTCCACGATCAAAATCAATAATTTTCAATAAGTATCCGTATGTCGGCACCTTATACGATGTTCCGCCACTCGAATAATAAAAGAATTCTTTAGATGTTTGGATGTACATCACATTATTGCCATGTAAATCATTATGCGTCAACCCAAAATTACGTTGAGCAAATGCTAAAGCAAAGACAATCTGGAATGTCCAGGCATACCATTTTTGAGGATCTGGATGTTCAGTTACCAGTTTATAAAATGTTCCTTGCAGTTTTTCCATCAGAGTTACTTGTACAGGAACATTCTTGAATGTAGCCCAAGCATAAGGTTCATCATTTTCTTCATCTACTGAATATTCAGACTCTGATTCAATTCCAAAAATGTAAGATGTTGATAAGTCTGATTCAGAATCAGGCTCTGAACATTCTTCTTCTTCAAATACTTTTTGAAACTCGGTAGAAACTGTCTCTTCTGAAGGAATACCTTGAATTTCTTTAATATCATCAAGTTCTATATCTTCACATAATTCTAGAGGTAAACGAGCAGAACGCGTGTACTTAATTTGTTCACCAGCCGAATCTAATTTTATTGTGAACGTTTTTCCCATATTTCGGGAAAACCATGGACGTTCACACAATTCTTCGTAGTCATCTGAGATATCTAGTGTAAATTCATCAGAAACTCCTGTGTAGACCCCAAAGACTTGTGGGAAATGTTGACACTTTGACAAAGAAAGAACTGAATTGAGTAAAGATCCAACATATGCGGCATTATGAGGAGACTGTAGCTTTTTATGAACTTCAGCAGCATCTTCTGTAGAAGAAGGTAGTTCTAAATTAATTCCTTTCATCCATTTATAGGGATTCAAGAGCATTGTAATTTTTGGATGAATGGCAATATCTCCTGAAGGAGTACAAGCTGTTTCACCATTAATAGTTACATCAGGAAACTTGATACCATATTCAGAAACCTTTTCTACTTTTTCAGTCTTAAATAAACATTCAATAGGAGGAAAAAATGCTTGTAATTTTTGAACTCCAAACATGGAACTTTTTGGGACACCTCTTGAAAGTTGAATGGGTATCGGATTACAACGTAGTTCTGACTTACGTTTCATTATATTCTTTTATACACTAAGGATTAAGTAATCTTACCGCGATGAACTTTGAAATTAAGAAGTTCTCGATTAAAACGATTGTGGAACGTTGTGAGATCGATTCTAGAAAGTCTCCAATGATTGTTCTTATCGGAAAGAAGGATACAGGAAAGTCTTTCTTAGTTAGAGATATTTTAGCAAATACACGTGAATGTTTTCCTGTAGGAACTGTGATTTCAGGTACAGAAGTAGCAAATCCTTTTTTTCAAGAAATGGTTCCTTCTAAGTTAATTCATGATAAATATAAACCTGAAATTGTAATGAATGCTATTAAAAGACAGTTAGCAGTCAAACAACAACGTAATCATGAAAAGAAACAGAGAGGTGGTAATTCTCAATTAGATCCTCGTGCGTTTCTTATTTTGGATGATTGTTTATATGATAAGTCTTGGATTAATGAAGAATCTACACGATACATTTTTATGAATGGTCGTCACATTGATATGGTTACCATGATTACTATGCAATATCCTTTAGGTGTTCCTCCAAATTTACGTACAAATATTGATTTCGTCTTTATTTTGCGAGAAAATAATATTTCCAATCGCAAAAGAATTTACGAGAATTATGCTGGTATGTTTCCAACATTTGATATGTTTTCTCAATTTATGGATCAATGTACAGAACGTTTTGAATGTCTTGTCATTGTGAACGGTGTACAATCCAATAAACTAGAAGATCAAGTATTTTGGTATAAAGCTAGTGATCATCCTAGCTTCCATTTATGCGATGACAGTCTCTGGCAAGGAAATCAACCGTTTAGTTCCACAATGTTAGCAGGTGATGAATTTGATGCGGCAAAATTACAAACTAAGAAGGGTCCACAAGTTTGGGTGAAGAAAGGTTAGCCCATACACAAATTGATTCTATATCAAACATAGAATACCACATAAATTCATCACGAGCTTTTTTGATTTGAGCATTTTTAATATAAATGCCATCATAATCTTTTTTTACAAGATCCCAATTAATATTATATTGATTAAATTTCCAAATTTTATCTTTATATTTTTCTTGGAATTCAGAAATATCTTTGTACGTATTTAAGGTTAAAACTTTACTCATATCAATATCAAATTCATATTCGTACTTAGGAATCTCTCCTCCTAACTCTTCTTGAATATATTTTTTCCATACTCCAGAAGGAGCTAACCATATTCCAGAAGGTTTAAATCCAATTCCTAATTTCCGCTTTCGGAGTTTAGTAAATGGTTTATCTGACAAGTGATAGAACTTCATTATTTACTATGTAAGTTTATGTTTATATTCCAGAACAACTACTTCCTCCTCTACGACGTCTGCGAGAGCGAGTCTTGCGAGACTTACGAGACTTACGAGACTTACGAGACTTACGACGTCTACCTCGACCTTCACCTGCTAAAGCTGTCTCCGCTACAGATGTTGCCGTTGCTTCTAGTTCACGTTCTGCTTGTGGAACAAATTCAGGAGCATTGGGATCCATATTTATTCTTAACGCACTAATCTAATTCTTCGCGAAGACCCCCTTCAGCAGGATGAATAGGGGCATTCTCTAGTGCTGTTGCTACATCTTTGAGTTCTGCCTGTCCTTTATCAGCTAGCTCGGCCTTGTGCTTGGCATTATCTTTGCGTTGTTGTTCGATCTTCTCATTCTTGCGTTCTTCAAAGAAGATGTCCTTGTTCATCTCATTCTCCTTGTACTTACGCATCATCTCGTTCAGTTCTTTCTCAGCATATTCAACTTCAGGCATTACGTGTTCAGAAGGATCCCAAGGTAGCCAGCATCCTACCTTTCCAAGGTACAGATTATCACGAGGATACTTACGTTGAAGTACTTTGCAATACATCTGGGCTTCTTCTAGATTCGCAAAAACACGACGGATCTTGACTCCACGTACATTCGTTTGAAACTCGTTACGCTCCGTGAATTCAGTCTCCAGATCCTTTTCACATTTGAGAAGAAATACCTGATACTTTTCCATAATATCGGTTGCCTTGATATCGGCATTATGGACTTTGGTAAACTCCTGAAGATCTTTCATCAGATCATCGATCTTCAGAGAATACTTCTTTGCCATAAAATCCATAAATCTCTCCATACCTTCAATCTTCCATTCGTACTCCAGCCACTGAATGAACTTCTCGTGCATAAACTGAGACTTCTGTTTAATAACTTTTTCGGGAGAAAGAAAAGAGATGATTCCATATCTCTGCGTAGGAATTTCCGTATCCTCTTCGAGATAATCAATCACTTTTCCGTCTAGGTCCGTTTTATCAAGGGTCTCGGGCATTTTACTTGTACACGTTCACTTTATGAAAGCCATTTCTAACGTCTACGTCCACCTTGAGTTCCTTGAGGTTGTCTAGGAGGTAAACCAATAGATTTTTGAATTTGGTCTTTAATTGATCTAGATAGTTCAGGATCTGGGATCTTTTTAAGTTCTGCTCCGATAGAAGAGGAAATTTTATTCCATAATTGTACAGGATCTACTTCTGAAACTTGAGCTCCTTGAGCAGCTGCTTCTCTCTTTATTTCTTTAGAAAGTGTCTCTGCTCCCGGTAATCTAGGATCTGCTTTAGCCGCGTCCAATAATCTTTTTACAGCATCAGGAATTGATGTAGTATAAGAACCACATCGTATACTGATGAGGAGATACAGGCGAACTAGAGCATTGATACCGGCAAAAGCGTAAGAAACTCCTTGCATTGCTGGAGAAACTGTAAACTGTGTTGAATAAATTTCCATAGCAAACCCAACTAATAGTGCCAGTAATGATCCTCCTATAGCTATTTGAGATTCAAAAGGTCTGTACACCATCAAATTGAACAGAAGATAGAGTACAACTGTGGTATTAAAAATAATAGAAACAATTTGATGTGGTAGATATCCTAGATCATCATTTTGATTATGTTCAATGTACAGAATCTGAAAGGCTAGACCGGCTCCAATTAAACAGACTCCTAGAGCTGTAAACATTGTGTATCCTATCTTGTCCATTTACATTACCCAAAAGAAATTAACGTCGTTTACCACCAAGCGTTCTTCCCATTGCAGCTAAAGAACCAGGAACTTGATCCAAAGAGCAAACACCAAATCCCATAAAAATAGCAGTTACTTTAATGTACAAGTCAATAACTAACATAATCATTCCAGCCCACGAAGAAGCTTTGTCATTCAAGTCATAATTTGTCAAATAGAGAACAATAATCATTAAGAGAAAGATTGAAGCAACAATAAACATTTTTGCTAAGGAATTAGTAATAAACTGTGTAAAATAGAGAACTCCAAGCAAAGAAGCTACTTGTAAAATATTTCCAGCCAGAATTAAATGATTTGTAACAAACCAAGGAGTATATTTTTGTTCATCTTTTACCATATCAAACGTATACCGATACAGACCATAAAACGTCGATCCAAAAGCAAATACAACAATTGTCATAATGAATACTGCAATACCAACATCAAAAGGTTTCTTTTCACACATCATTTTATTTATAGTTGACATTTGTATTCGGTGAACAGCCTTGGAGACCCAGAGTTTGTTGCATCATTATCGGAGCGCGACATCCGTGACAGGGACACTTTTTATGATCATGACCTAAGATATGACCCATTTCATGTGAAACCATATATTGTCGGTAATCTTCTAATTTGAGTTCTGATTTTGGAGCACCACGGAACCATCGTTCGGCATTGAGATACATTCGTCGTCCTCCAAGTTCAGCACAGGATAGTCCAGGAACTCCACATACTTTCTTAATAGTCTTTGTTGATGACAGAGTAATTTGTACATGGCCATGGGTATCAGGTTCAAAGGTATAACCTTTTTGCGACCATCCATCAGGAGAGTTCAAATAGGACATTAAGTAAAAATCAAACTGACGTTCGCCGGCGTTAAAAATCTTCCATTTCTTTTTTACGTCGTCATCGATGGACGAACGATACGTTATCCTCATTATTACTAACTTTTATTCCTTTCTTGAATATAAATGGATAGTTCAATGATGGGTGATTTAATGACTCGTGCCGTAAAGTACGCTCTGGAAGGTCTGGCAGTAGCCGTTGCCGCCTACCTACTCCCCGGAAAGGTTCTTAAACTCTCCGAGATCGCCATGATTTCTCTGGTTGCCCTATGTACATTCGCCATCCTTGATATTTATGCTCCGTCTGTAGGAGCTTCCGCACGCACTGGTGCCGGATTCGGTATTGGTGCTGGCCTCGTAGGTTTCCCTGCTTAAAGCGTTACCGCAACTAGGAGTTCACACAGTTCATCTTCAGATGTAATCCAATCAACTATCCACAAAATTGTTTCGTTATACCTCAAATAATCATAATCCGAGAACCACCGATGGGTATTATATTCCATGAGTAGTTTGTCGTGTAGAGTATCGAGACATTCCAACTTTTTTCTGAATGTTGGGTCCTGAATTTCGGGATGCAACTCGGAATAAAGTCCCAAGTTTTCTCGATAGTATTTCATTAAGTCAGAATGGTTGTCGTACCACTCCATTGCCTTCCTAGCAGGAGAGGCATTGAGTTGTCTGACAATTTCTGTCACGCGGTCGTACCTGTCGTATGCTTCCATTGTTTTTCAGTTTATTTGTAGCATGAAAATAATCCATTTTAGATGAAGAACCCTTAACCTACAATGAAGGATAAAATTCCAAAAGCTTTGCGTGAACAGGTATGGCTAGTTCATATGGGACGCCGTTTTGAACGTAAATGTCGAATTGTGTGGTGTGAGAATCGGATTACTGTTTTTGATTTTCAGTGTGGCCATGATGTTCCTGAATCTCACGGCGGTGCTACAACTATCCAAAATCTTGTTCCTATATGTTCACGATGTAACCTATCTATGAGTAACGTGTACACAATTAAACAATGGAATCAGTTCTCGAAACCGCCGTCCCTCTGGAAACGTCTCAAGAAATGGTTCGGATTTTCAGGTATCAGGGACGCTGGTATCGAATCAAACCCAAACCATGGGAACCAGAACGCCAAACATGGTGGATCGCATCCAAACTTGCCCAAGGGGTCTCACAAGTAGAAGCGTATCGTCTATGGTTTGCTAAGAGGCAACAAGAAGCCAAACTTTTATATCCTAACTTTCGTAAATGACAGAGATATGGTTGTCTCTAGTTATAGTTCTTGCTATTCTTGGTATAACTATTGCTGGGTATCGTCTGATTACCGGAAACTTCCCTGCATCAAAACTTATTATCGAAGATCCGCCTTTGGAACATAATGGCTTGGAACCTCAACAAGCTAGATTTATGTTTTTTTATACATCGTGGTGTCCGTGGTGTAAAAGTGCCACAGCTCCTTGGAAATCTTTTCAACAACAGTTAAAGAATAATCCGGCAACTTATGGGGGTTACACAGTATCCTTCGAAGACGTGAACGCTGAAGCAAATAAGGGCAAGGCTTCTTTGTACAAGATCCAAGCTTATCCTACATTCAAACTGGAAACACATGATCGAGTCGTTGAATTAAAAGCTGTTCCTGATCCGTTAAACTTTGACGCATTCTTAGTAGCCGCGCTCGGTCAAAAAGTTTTGAGTAAGAGTACGCCCAACTAAGATCATTTCATCTTGTTCAACTGTTGTCCATGAAGTTAGACCATTACCTTTATCATAAAACAAATCCAGATTGTTTTTAATTGGTGTCTTTTTGCGTTCGTATAAGCAAGATGTTTTGTACATTTTGTAAGCATAATCTACTGGATTCATTGTTTTTAATTTTGCTGGAGTAATATGTGGATCTGAATGAATAATAGAAAAACACAAAGTTTTTTCATGATCAGCTTCTGGGATTGTAGTCATGAGCAAGTTAGTTAAGAACCCACCATCTACATACAATGAATCATTAATTTGTTGAGGACGAAATACAAAGGGTATACATGAAGATGCCAGAATAGCTTTGACAACCGGAACATTTTTTTGAAAGATTGTGGGAATACCTTTACTAATATTTGAAGCCTGAATTCTCAATGGTACTAAAGCATCTCCAATATTTTTCTTTTCAATGGGAATTTGTATAGAATTAAACGCTGAAATTAATTTTGATTCAAGATAGTCCATACTAAAAATACCTTTTTTGGCTATGATATCGCCAATATTCATGTCTAATTTAAACAATTCAGAAACTGGAAATTGTTTAAATAATTCACGTACTTTAATTACCGGTACACCAAAAGCTACAGCTGTACCCAAAATAGATCCAATTGAACATCCGTATACACCTTCAGTAAAATGTTCGTGTAATGGTCCAACTCGTTCTTCTAAAAGTTCCAAAGCCCCAACTTCTAAAAATCCTTTTGTTCCTCCTCCGCCTAAAGCAAGGATACGAAACCTTTGCATTTAATAATAAGTAGTACAAGATGATGAAAGCTCGTGACGTATGGGATCAGCAAGAAGAACATCGTTTGTACAAGATGGCAGCTATGAAACCTGTATTAGCCCAGATAGAAGGAAAAGTTCGGCAACAAGCAATATCAAATGCTAGTGCTCCTTACATCTTATTTGAAGTTCCTTCGTTTGTCTTCGGGTATCCTTTGTTTGCGTTCAAGGACGCTGTAGATTATCTGATGAATGAATTACATAGAGCAGGATTCTGGGTATGGCATGTAGAAGAAAAATATTTATTTATTTCATGGTTGAAACCTGTAAAGACTCGCGATCTCGGAAAAACTGTGTTAACTACCAATTATCGTCCCCAAATTTATAATCCCGAATTCTTATAAATGTACCGGTTTCTTCTTGCGTTTTTAGTGTTTTCTTCTTTTGCGTTGTGTGTAACGACACTAATTTTTCTGGGGGCAGATAGCCAAGCTCAATTAACTCCCGTTGAAGTTGGAAAACCAGTAGCAGGAAAACTACTCGGAGGAGCCAAAGATTACTCTGAACAAAAAATGGATATATCTGTATCATACCCTGTGCGTATTGCTACCAATAGTTTAGGTGTTTTTGCTGCTTTAGCATCTCTCTATTTCCTCTACGCTAAAAAGTACAAGGGTTCTAAGGTTATGTATGCTCCTCTCCTAATTGCTGCGGCTTCATTTGGGATGTTTTTATACAATCTAGTTCAATTGAGTACTAATATTGGTATTTTTGAAAGAGTTGACCTTAATAAGACTCGTGTTGGACAACAACAAGGTGGAGTTTTCACATTATTTAGTGTGAATATGGATTTAGCATCTTCTGCTGTAGGTTTGCTCGCACAAGCAGGAACATTTTTTTATTTATTCAACCGTAGAATATAAGATGCGCATGTCATGGAAAGAAGCTTTGTATGTAACTATAAACGCTTCATTATTAGCGATTATGTACACAGTATTTGGTGCTCTAATTTCTTATGTATTCTACCACATCTTTGATGAATTTAATGATGATTGGAAAAAACGATCGGAACTTTATAAGATCACAGAAGTTACTGTAGAAGTAGTTATTATTGCTAATATTGCTTTTTGGTCAGCTCAATATATTGAAAAGTTACAACCCTTTGTTCCTGTTCGTAAAGGGTTAGATACACTTGTTGACGGTTTCATTTCAGGAATATTTTTTATTTTTGCTGTATTTTTATTCATTGATCAATTAACTGAGAAATTGAAATATTTATATGAAGATTATTTAGGCGAACATGCTGGAAGAATTTTTCCTCAATATGGATCTATCATTGATTTATCATTATCTTATACACCCAAAACGGAAAGAAGTTGATAGTTTTATCCAACCCTAAAAAATGTGTGAACATTCGTTTGAACAAGTTGATGGAGAACATGTTTGTGTACAATGCGGTCTTGTAGGTCTTCCTGTGTTTGATGAAACTTCAGAAGCTAGATTCTACGAAGATTCAAAAGAAGATAAGTCTCGTGTTGGATTCACAACTTCTGAACTTCTCCCTAATTCTTCTTACGGTTCAATAATTTCGTTCCGTGGAATTTCAACTAAGAGTACGGAACTAAAATCACTGCAAAGACTGTCTACCTGGTCATCTAATAATGATCGTTCATGGCTAGGAATCTTTGATAAGATACAGTACGTATGTAATCACTACCATCTTCCTAAGGCAATTTATATGGATGCTTGTGGTCTGTACAAAAACTTAGAAGATGCTCAAAAAGTTCGTGGAGAAACCAGAAGAGCTTTGATGGGTGCTACATTGTACATTTCTTGTCGCCAAAATGAAGCTTCAAGAACTTATGAAGAAATTGCTCGGATGTTTGAAGTTAATGTTCGTACATTATGCAAAGCTGTAACCAGATTTCAAAAAGTAGAAAATTCCGTTCTACAAACCCAGCTAGGTATTGCAGAACGACTGTGCGCTTCGTTGGAACTGAATACAGATCAAAGAGACCGTATTATTGATTTGCTTTATGATATTGCTAGTAGATCAGAAGATGAATTTGAAAATTCTCCAAAAACTATTGTAGCTGGAGTCACAGCACATATCTTGGGACTTCGTACAAAACAAGATATGAAAAAAGTTTCAGAAGCTTCAGGAGTTTCTGCGCTCAGTATTCACAAATTAGTACAGAAGATTTGATTAAGAAGGGAAAGTAGAACCAACAGCAATTCCACCGCCATTTTGCCAGATTATATACACAAGTGCGTTATTAACATTGTTAGAAGCACGAATTAAAAAAAACTGAGCCATACCTGGAATACCTCGGTTACCCGTGGTCAGAGCAACAGGACCCGCTCTAGTTACGGCGTTACATGCACTGTTGCCGATACCATAGCTGATAAATGTAGCAATCAATCCCGTAGGATATGTTAGATTACCCTGCCAGTCATTGGGAACGAACACAGTTCCGGGACCATCTTGTTTGTATCCAACGCCGGGTGTAAATGTTTGATCCCAGTTGAGAATCGCTGCACCTATCCCAGGACCACTACTATTTGTGGGTTGCGATATTCTAGCACCAAGAGGAAAGTTTGGAGTAGTGGAACTATTTTGCCCATAAATACCACCAAAGACAAGAAGATCAGCACCAGCAACCATATTGCTTCCAGAAAGTACTCCACCTGAAGTATTTAGATTTGCAGATTGAATATTGCCACCAACTGTGAGATTACCTGAAGAACCGGCTTGAACAGGAATGTTTAGAGGACGAGACAGTTGAAATTGAGTACCGGTATAAGCAATTGTTCCAGCGTCTGCTCCATTAGTCATACTAATCAGAGTTCCAGGGGTAGCTTGATCATTAAAAACACTTACAGATCTTAGAGTTCCACCGACACCAGCATTAGTTACTAGTATTCCCTGTGTACCACCAGTTGCACCCTGTGTAACAGTAAGAGTGCCGTTTACATTACTGGAAGCCTGTGTTTGAAATCCACCGTTCAGAAATGACCTTCCAGTTATTACAACATCTCCTGTAACACCAAGAGCTACTGAGTTGATAACCCTCAATTCAATAACAACCCATCCACCTGCTAATCCTGGAGCACCGTATGTTCCCGGGTTATATACACCATCATTATATGGAACCGTACTTGGATTTATAGAATTATTTTTTCCATTTGTAGCTCCTGTGGCTACAACTAGAGAACTTCCTACTCCACCAATGTTTGCATTACCACCACCACCTCCAAAATAACCTCCACCACCTCCACCACCATTTATTGCTGAACCACCTTGTCCAGCAGATCCGGATCCTGCTGTAGATATAGTTCCATAACTTGGAAATCCAACAGCAATATTCTGAGAAATTACTGCCGATACTATATCAGCAGTTACTGAACCTTGTACAAAAACAACTGATACTGGAGCACTTAAGACAACTGTATTACCATTAAACTCAGTTGCACCCGTGCTTCCAAAATTTAAGTTTCCTCCTGTAGGAAATACTACCGAAGATGGTCCAGATAAGGTTGCTGAAGTTGTAGTCAAATACGGTTGTGTTAAACTTAATAGTTGAATAGCTGATCCCGTTACATTGATATTCGGAATAGCAGTTGCTCCTCTACCATCGCCTGATAGAGCAATTCCTGTAACTCCTGTGGCACCTGCTGGAATTACAACGGGGACATTGTTTAGTGAAGATACAGAATATGCTTCACCATAAGATTGTGTAGTTCCACGAATTGTAGCAGTTCCTGTAGCAATACTGGCAGATGTTCCTGAAGGAAGTAGAATTTGAACTCTTTGTCCAGCCGACATTGGGATGTTTAAGAACTGGTTTTGTACAGGGATTACAGTAGGGAATGTAAAGGTAGTTCCTGCTGGAAATGTATATACTAATGTTCCAGTTAAAGAAGGATCATTAAAATTTAATGTTCCTCCTCCGGCCGAAAACTGATATATTCCTCCTGTACCACCTGAACCCGTATTTATTGATCCACCTGTTCCACCTACAGTAGTACCAGCTCCACCTGCTCCGCCACTTAAAATAGATGATCCACCACCTCCACCATATGCCCACAGGGGATTACCATTTAATGATAGTTGTAAAGCATTACCTCCCCGATAACCAATAGTTCCACCAGTAGGGCCAGCACCAACTATATTCCAATTTAATGGTATACTTGGCGAAGATCTCAAATCAACATCAAATTCAATTTCTCCTCCTGCCGTAGCATTAGGTCCTGTACCACCTTCACCCCAACCGTAAATACGATAATAATTTCCAGTTACTAAAGTTTGAAATCCTGGTATGAGAACATTAAAAGGTGTTCCTAGTACCGCACCACCAGAACTATTTGGTCCCGGATCAACATGAATTACTGTACGACCATAAACATCTAAAACTTGATCTCCTGTAGGTGCACTATTGCCCTGGCCAATCCCTACATGATAAGATTGAGTATTTAGTTGCATAGTAGATCTATCTGTTCCTGAATTTAGACGGCCAACCGAAAGAAGGTTTCCTTGATTAATATTAGAGCTTGAACCTGATTGGATATAAGATACACCTCCAGATGTTGTCAGTCTTATCTGACCAGTATTGCTTGATTGAGTGATAATTTCAGTAGGAACAGTTAAGGTTGAATTCGCAAAATTGAAAGAATTTATAGATGTTACTCCTGTAGCTCCAAAAAATAAAACATTTCCAGAAGATCCTGCAATAATCTGTGTTCCATCTCCAGGTGGACCTTGAGGACCAGTAGCTCCTCGAGGAATACCAAAATTTAAATTAACATTAGGTGCCAATAAACCATCGTCGTAAACGTAGGGTGGAGTACCGGGATCTAGTTCTTCAACTTCTTCATTCACAGTGACTTGTACAGAAAATCCAGTAGGTCCTGCTGTTCCTGTTGGTCCTGTAGCTCCTGCTGGTCCTGACCCTCCTGGTCCTGTAGGACCTGTAGGACCTGGACTACCAGATCCTGTTCCACCTGTAATCGGAGGATCTAGGAATTGATAATGCAAGGTAACACCGTACAGATCTGATACACGATTTGCCGGGCTTCCTATTACCGTGGCATAAATTTGACTAACTGGATTAGCAGTTGTACCAACTTGATTAGCATATACGGTATCAATGTTACCTAAATCAAGTTTGACTTCGTAGCCAGATCCTGTAGTCCCCACAATTTTAGGAGCTAAAATTTGATCAAGAACATTGTTTCCCAATAATGTTGAAAACGGATATCCCCCACTCATTTGTCGATATTAAATAAAACAGGATGTCTATCTTTAACTCAATGTTTGATCCTACTTCCAGAACTTTGAGCCAGAGATTTACATTGTTCCCTATTCCGGAGTCGGAGCAGGACTTGTTCAAACTCTACAAAAAAGCATCAGGATCTTTCTGGGTTGCTGAAGAAATTGATTTCAGTCGTGATAAGGGGGATTGGGAGAAACTCAGTTCTAATGAACAGCATTTCATTAAGAATGTTCTAGCATTCTTTGCTGGATCTGATGGAATTGTACAAGAAAACTTGGCAACTCGTTTTCAAGCAGAAGTTCAGTCTCCTGTAGCCCGACTCTTTTATGGAGTTCAAAATGCTATGGAAGGTGTTCATTCTGAAACGTATTCTCTGCTCATCGACCAATATGTCAAAGATCCGTTTGAGAAGTCGGAACTCTTTCAAGCTATTGATCAGATTCCCTCCATTCGCAAAAAAGCTTTGTGGGCTCTGAAGTGGATTGATGAACAAGATTCTTATTCTGTTCGTCTAGTAGCATTTGCTTGCGTTGAAGGTATCTTCTTCTCAGGCTCATTTTGTGCTATCTATTGGCTCAAGAAGCGTGGACTTCTTCCCGGTTTGACATTCTCTAATGAACTGATTTCTCGTGATGAGGCTCTGCACACTGAATTTGCTGTAGCAATGTATCATAAACTAGAACCTCTAGATGTGTCTGTCATAGAAACAATTATTCGTGAAGCAGTTCAACAAGAGATTGAATTTATTACAGAGGCATTACCATGTTCTCTAATCGGTATGAATTCTCGTGATATGATTGTCTACATTAAGTATGTAGCAGACAGACTCGCTGTACAACTAGGAATTCCTAAACTGTACAGTGTTCAAAATCCATTTGAATTTATGGAACTGATTTCTCTAGAAGGCAAGACAAATTTCTTTGAAAAGAAAGTTTCTGATTATTCTAAACCTGGTGTTGGAATGACAGCAGAATCTATGGAAGTCAAATTTGATGCTGAGTTTTAGATTAGCTTTGGTCCTGTGTATGGTACAGTTCTAGATTTGTACCCTAAACCAGTAGAAAAATTAACCAAAGGATGTCTTTGCAAATAGATATTTTTTGTCGAGAAAGAAGTAAGGAAATTATTTAAGCTAGTAGTGGGGGGAACGTATAAAGATAATCTAGTAATTCCTTTCTCATGTGGAGTCTGTTCACGACGTTGAATGGCTTGATACTGTTTTTTCAGAATAAACTGTGAAGCATCGGGAGTACTCATTTACGTTTAAAGAGAGAAGCTTTCTTCTGGACTCATAATAAAATGTCTTGGGTTGATTTATCTGTTCTTGTGCTAGCAACGATGGTGGCCGTTCTTGCAGGTATGGTAGGATATATGTACTGGCAACAAAATCGTGTACTTCAGGCTGTGAGTGCGTTGTCAACCTTTGTAGCCTCTCAATTTATTAAGGCTGAACCTCCGGCAGAAGAGGTAGAACCCGAAGTAGAAGATGATCGCGTGTCTGTACAAAAAGAAGAAGTTGAGGTTGTTGAGGATGTTGATGACTTGCAGACAAAGACTACTGCAGAACTACGTGAACTTCTATCCAAAAAAGGTCTACCCTACGGTAAACGCGATTCTAAGTCTGTTCTTCTTCAACTTCTAAAAGCATCTGCTTAAGAATAATGGATAGTCCTTTGCTAGATAAATTATCCCATGGTAATCAAATTCTAGTATTTGATTGTGAGTTCTGGCATCTTTTCAATAAAGCAGATGTACACTATCTTCCTGAAAAAGATTACTTCTTTGTTCCTCGAGAAGTTGGTGGATTCATGTGTAAGAAAACAGCCGGATGGTCAATCAAAGAAAAATTCTTTGTTACCTTAGACTGTCCTCTTGATGACGTGTCTTTACCTATTTCTCAATTTGCTACTGTCAAACTTGAAACTGCCGCAGAATTAGATCAGATTCAAGAAGCAATCGGTATTCCTTGGGTTGAAGCTCATAAGTCAGTCTTGAATACAAAACAGAAAGCTTTGTTAAATAAAGCTATCAAAGTGTACAAAAATGATCCTCATATTAAAAAACATCATGAACCATACTCATGGATCCCTAAATTTTTAAAAGTATTTTCAGAATCAACTGTCATTGTTAAAGGAACAGGTGATCTTGAAGCTCTACAGAATATATGTAACATAAAAGGATTCACATATCCACAACCTAGAAAAATCATAGACATTGCTGATTGGAACGCAAAGTCTAAACGCTTATGTGGATCTGCTAAGTTAGAAAATACGTTTAATTGTATTGTACCCAGATTATCTCCAGAAATCAAAAAGATTCTTGCTGAATTGCCTTTAGGAGAAGCTCACGATCCTACAATGGATGCTACAATGACTTTAGTAGTAGCCTTATTTTCTGCGACCCCCCATAATCGGAGCGGGGTTTAGATTGGTCATACCCCAATATACTCCGAGTGCATAAACTAACATCATAGGAATAGCCCATAGGCGCGAAGTCCAGTTAGGATAGCTGGTCGTAACCTGATGATAAATGGCCATTGCTAAAAAATATCCAGCAAGAAGAAGGACAATCAACGCAAAAATGCTCATTTATTATAAACAACGTTTTTAGTGTGTACAGACACCTTAAAAATGTTGATTAAAACTTTTAGACTTTGGGAGACTTAAGCAGTCTTTACGTAGTGGACCTTGAGGAAGCTCTGAAGGTTGAGGTACGTTACTTCATCCTTGTCCTTGGTACGCAGAAGCTTGGCTAGCTTGGTGTCCGGAACAATGCGACGCTTGAACTTGGGATCGAAGCAGTTGTGTTGCTTTACGTAGGCAGACACGAACTTGGTCACATCAGTCTGAGAGCGCTGGCTCTTGGCAGGTAGACCCATGAATGTACACATCTCATCGGTCAGAAGACGGGGCTTGAGAAAGGCATTGTTCTTGCGACGGGCCTCCCAGATTGCACGATCCTCGGGAGATAGCGTGGCAGGATCTACCTTGCGACGACGCTTAGAATCACGAAGCTCACGCTTTACGGCCTTGGATACCTCTACTAGGTCATGAGATACGGCGGCTAGGCGAGAAGTCAGATCGGACTTCAGGGTCTTCAGGGTCTCCTGAAGAGAAGTTAGTACTGCATCAGCACTACGAGTTTCTACGGGGGCAGGTACGGCTGCGGGAGTGGCTACGGGTACAACTACGGTTTCGACAGCGGGAGTCTTTGCGGGCTTGGCAGTCTTCGCAGGCATCTTGTTTGCTTTAACAGGAGAAGATACAGAAGACATTTCTAACGCGGTTATACTGAGTATAATCGTGACCTGTTTAAATCACATTGCCTGCAAGGCTCCGAAAATAATAAAAGACAGTGGAAATTTGTTCTTTGTTGTTCTCAACATGTACAAAAGAGAACTAATAAGTTGAAATAAAAGAAATTCAAGATGAGCTTCCAGATATTGTTTTGCTACACACGATTCAATTAAAAATAAATGTTTTTCTCTTTTTTGGGAAGGTTTGTCTCTCCATCTGGCCACAAGATGTCTATGTATTTCTGAACTGAAAAATACAATAGTGAGACGTGACATATATTCAAATCGTGTATACGAAATTTTTTCAAATAATTGATCTTCTAGGATGTGAGACAGCATAATACATTTATTGTGAAGTGTTTGCGGAGAATTGTACAATTGCCGATACCAATACAGATCTCTTAATTCATAGATACGAACACGAGTATCTCGAGAAATGATTTCATTTGTATACGGATTTTTAGGAGTTTCTGTCTCCATTAACTTGATTATGGTATCAAGCCCAAACCACCATCGTTTACCATTTTCTAAAAAGGAAAAGAAGTTCAATGGATTTTGATGATTTTTTTCTTCCAAGGTTACCAATTCTTCTTCATTATGACAATCGTGTCGTTTCAATGGATCTCCTGCGAGAGCAAGACATCTTCTGACTGACCATCCTCTCCAAATCTTTTGAATTAGTGTAGCTGAGTCGGTTTCTACAGTTGGCGGTTTCCACATAATTTTATTCCTAGTTTTCGCATGCTTTCCGCAAAAAATAAGGCCGGTCAATGCTTTATGAGAACATCGGTCGGTCGATGTACGACTTTTCGTGGATGAGCATAACATTCTTATCTTATTTGGCACAGTTTCTTGAAAACGGATTTACACATATATAGCGCTATAATCAATAAAAACAGAATGTCTACTAATGCAGTAATTCACGCTCAGAATGCAAACATCGAGAATGTCTCCTTTGGAGAAATCAAGATCAACAAGCAAGGAGGTAAAGGAGTACAGCTAAGATATGGCGGACAATCATTCCAACTACGTCTTCCCAAGATGTCATTTCCTGCCGGTCTAATCCAGCGGGAGGATGCCAACACGGGGAACGTTACACATACACTCATTGCCTCTCTCAAGGGATGCGATTCGTATGCGCGCGAGCAGTCAGAAGATCAGACTATTGGTCCTCTGTACAACTTCATGCTGGCACTTCAAAACAAGCTTGTTGCCTGGGCAACCGAGAACAGTTCAAAGCTGTTCGGCAAGAAGCGTTCTGAGGAGTCAATTCGTGACAGTTTCAAGAGCATTCTCAGCGTGTCTACAGACAAGAACGGAGACGAGTACGTGCCTAACGGCAAGTATCCTCCTTCTCTTCGTCTGAAGGTTCCTGTGTACGACGGTCGCGTCGACATGGATGCTGTGGATGGATCAATGAATCCGTACGCACTGACACCCGATTCCCTCAAGTCCGTATTTCAAAAGTACGTACAGGCGAATCTGGTGATCACCGGATCAATTTACATCATCGGCCAGTCCTTTGGTGTGTCTTGGCGTATCAAGAACGCACAGGTCTTTCAGCCAAGTCGCCAGACTTCTGCATCGATCTTTACTGCTGAGGAGGCTCCTGTTGAAGAAGAGGCTCAGGCTGAAGCTCAGGAGGAAACTCCTGTTCCTGTTCCTGTTGCTTCTGGCGGGGGAGGAGGACGCAGACGCCGTGCTGAAGCGTAAGACGTGTGTTGGAAGGCGTGTAGATAATTAAAGATTCATCTACAAAAAAAGGATTGGAGGAAACTTCAATTTTTTTCACAGATTTGCACTCAAATTGTGAAAAAGATCTGGTTCCACATTCTGTACATTCCCAAGCTTCTGGGATACCATGGATAACATACTCGGGAGTCACAAGTCTCCCATGTAATTTTAGCATAACATTACCAACAGATGAGTCCTGATAAGCTTCAGGTGTCATCAAAGAATATAAGGTTTCTCCAGCAGTCCAATCTTCTTGCAATAAAGTTCCAAATGGAGTATCACGGAACCACAAAACTTCGAATATAGAAGGATCGTCCATATCATGTTCAGCAAGACCTGTTCTCTGTAAAGAATCATCGTATAACCAATAGACATCTAAGTTCCATTTGGTGTACGATCGGTCCACAGCTCCACGGTACACTTGTTTTCCAGAATATGACCATTCTGAAGCATCATAGTCTTCATCATGTTCTAGAATGTCGGCTGACACATTGGTGTACACTAAGTCGGGTCTCAGTATAGAATACATTTGATTAGTTAAAGGAAACTTTTACTTGAACACTGTGCGTAGACAGTTTGTCTGAAGCGCATTGAGAAATTTCATGGCGTTTATTTGTTTGCTTGGATGCGTGAATACGAGCTTCCATATCTCTGTGAATCTCTTCACGATGCGCGTACATATGATCCAAAATTCCATCAGAAATAATCCATTGAAAAAAGTTCAATTGGCCTACAGTAGTATCCATCCCAGCAAACTTAATTCGGCGGCATCGGCAGAACGGGTCGAACATCTTTTTGCTGTAGGCTTTCAGATGACTTTTGTATGATAGGTAAACTGTCTGATACTTTCCCTGGTGTACGAACGACACGTTGTGCATCTTGGCATAATTCGTCACAAACCAGTCGATCAACCGCAAAGAAAGAACCGATTGGCCGGATAGTACGTTTTGGACTTTCTGGAGGTTCTCCGTGACTGCATAAAATTTTTCTAGACGGTGCAGAACCCATTGTTCTTGACTTTGTATTTGGTCCATTACTTTAGTAAAAATCCTCTGTTAAAATGATAATGGAGATATTCTGGAATCCTTATTTTATTGTCGTAATATTCATTGTATTCTTGATTACGTATTTTGTATATCTAGATGTCGAAGGTTCTTTTGCTAATGGATTCTTACACTTTGGTCCCGGAGGTGAAGGCGTTAACTCTGCTCAATTCATGGGTATCACTTTGGACTCATGGTCTAAAGTTATTACTTTATACTTTATTTGTTTTACAACTGGATTCTTATCTGTACATTACGATAATGTCGTTTCAATGTCTATTATTAATAATGTTATGGACACATCGGTAACACATATTCCCTATACTGAAACTGGTACTTATGCGGTAGTCTTAATTGATCCTTTAATCATGCATTCACTAAAAGTAATTGAATTCTTTGCTACTTTGACCTTACAATTTCAATTTATCTTGCCTGTAGTTCTTGGATCTTATATTGGTGGACTTCCGACAGTCCTGAACATTCTAAGTTCGAAAACGTATGCGAGTTAAAGAAAGCTTACCTAATTAGATAATGGAACAAATAATCGCTGACCTCATTCGTGATTATGGCGAATGTGATCAGAGAACTGATGCCTGGCATGACAGAAGATCAAATATGTTGACAGCATCTGAAATCTTCAAAGCCAAAGCTAGTGCTACAGCTTCTTCAAGACGTGAACTAATTCTTTCAAAGCTTGTTCCGCGTACAGGAGGATCTGGTGGAGTAGCATCACTGGATTGGGGAACACAATTTGAAGAAGTAGCAAAAGAACTTGTACAACAATCTGGAGTCCAAATAAAAGATTTGGCTTGTGTTATTCATCCTGAATACTCTTTTCTTGGAGCATCGCCAGATGGTTTGCTTTTGGGAACTGAACGTCATGGAAGACTGATTGAAATTAAGTGTCCGATTTCTCGTGAAGTTGATCCTGGAGCTCCTATTCCAGATTCATATTATGATCAGGTACAACTACAACTTGCGTGTACAGGACTCCAAGAATGCGAATATTCTGAATTCAAATTTGTAAAACATTCGTATGCTGAATGGATTACGATAGCAAATGTTAAATCATGTTTTGCTGTAAATGTGTCAACACGCAATGTCGTATACAAACAGATTTCAGACACACGTTCTCTCCAGGAATGGATGGTATCGTTTATGGAAGATCCACTTGATTGGGATCTTGTTTACTGGTCTCTGAAATCTAGAAAGGATATGCTTATTCAAAAAGATACCGAATGGTTCACTGAAAATCTACCTTCATTCAAGAATGTTTGGGAAGAAATTTTGGAGTACAGAAGATCAGGAACTCTTCCTACGAAGACAACCATTTTAAACTTGGATGAAATATAACATAAATGAAGATTCTCTGTCATGAATCTGAATATAAATACATGAAAGAATATGTAGAATCTTTTTCAGAAGAAGTTGTTCAGTATTCGAATAGTACTACATTTGAAGTAGATGAGTATATGTGTGTACGTCGCATTCCTAATCTTCCAGAAGGATCCAAGATAAAATTTTTGAATACAGAACAGCTCTGTGTTCCCGAAAAAATGGCTGAGTATAAGGCATTCATTTCACGAGCCAACGAAATTTTTGATTATTCGGAAAGTAATATTAAACTATCGGGAAAAGGTACTTATTTGCCGTATAAGGAAAGAGCTCAAGAAACCGAAAAGCTTCGTGGATATCTAGATGTTCCTAAAGAATTCGACGTTGTTGTTGTAGGAACTCATTCTGAACGACGCAAACAAATCATTGAAGAATTGAGATCTCAATTCTTGCGTGTACATTGGATCACAGATTTGTTTGGTGATGAACGTGACAAACAGATCGGTAAAGCTCATATTCTACTCAACTTACATTATTCAGACTCTTATAAAGAATTTGAATCTATTCGGTGTAATCGTTGGAAGTGGGCTGGGATGCGTGTCCTAACTGAACCTTGTATTCATGTTCCTGATGGTATTTCTGTTGTTGAACTCGATAAAATTTATCCTAAATTGGTGAAAATGCTGGGACCACAAAGACTTCCTAGATACAAAGTAGGTCTGTCTATGATTGTCAAGAATGAGTCACATATCGTACATGAAGTATTGAACTCATCACTTCCATTTATTGATACGTTTTGTATTCTGGATACCGGATCTACAGATAATACTGTACAAATAATCAGAGACTTTTATGCTTCCAAAGGTATTTCGGGAATTGTTCATCAAAGTGATTGGAAAGGATTTGGTAAGTCTCGATCGGAAGCTTTGAAACTTTGTGATGGGCAGATGGATTATATTCTGATGATTGATGCGGACGATCTGATTGAAGGCCCTCCAAATGTTAAAGAGTTTTTGCTAAAAGTATTATACATGACAACCCCAAATGCGTGTAATATTCATTTGAAACGCGGAACACTAGAATATGAACGAACACAAATTTTTAAAGCCAAAGATGGATGGAGATACGAAGGTGTTCTTCACGAATATCCAACCAATGATAAGGAAAAAAATATTCATGTTCGTCTTCCTAAAGAAATATGGATGACTGGTCGTACAATTGGAGCCAGATCAATGCTAGAAGGAAATAAATATCAACGTGATGCTGAAACTATCCTGGAAGCTTTGAAAGAAGAACCTGAAAATATGAGATACATGTTTTATCTGGCTCAGTCATATCGTGATGCTGGAATGCGAGATGAATCTATAACCTGGTACAAAAAACGATTCGATGCGGGAGGATGGATTGAAGAACAATTTATTTGTGCTTTGAATTTGACTAGATTACTCGGTTGTAAAGAATGGGCATGGAAAGCACATGAAATCTGTCCTAATCGTATCGAGTCTCTAGTTTCATACATGTCTTTATGCCGATCTCAAGGCAAATGGTCTCGTGAACTTTTGTCTATGTGTTTGTATGCTTCAAGTATTCCAAAACCAGAAGGTACATTCCTATTTTTGGAATCTGATACATACGATTGGAAAGTATGGGACGAAACTTCTATTGTAGCAACATACTGTAAAGCTTATGATGTGGCTAAGGTAGCATACATACGTCTTCTTAAAGAAAACAAGTATCCGCCTGAACAAGAAGCCAGAATTCGTGAAAATTTTAAGCAGACACTTATGTTGGCACAAAAGAGTTAAACAAGTTGACTCTGAATGGTGTCTCAATTCCAGTTACAGCAGGAATACCTAGATCTGAAGGTGGTTTTACATTATTAGTTACTTGTGCATACGAAGAATCTTTATTGGCATCCGTTCTCTGCATATTAGTACTGTCTACAAACTCAAGAGCAAAAGGTTCCCAAGTTTTTGTCAACATTGCTAAGACTACAATTACGGCAACAGCCAAAGCAATCCATGAAAGTTCTTTCATTACTTTTAAAATGGAAAAGATTTACCATCAGCACAATAAGCAAAAAGAATGGAAGAGAAAGCTTTGGTAACTTTGAAAGCTATGATTGAAGCTCGTGGTCTCAAAGTTGGAGACCCTGAACCATTAGCTTCTGTTTTGGATGAAACCAGTATGTACAAAATTGGAGATGTCCTAATAATATTCAGTGATAAGAGCAGAATCAATGAAGCTAACTTGTCTTCTTATATTAAGTATTCTTCAGAGAATGGGTACACAAATGGAACAATCATTGTTTCTCTAATTCCCTGTTCTGAAAAAATTGTCAATATTGTTAGATCGTACATTTCAAAGAAAGAAAATCCACTTCTTCAAATCTTTGACATCCTTCGTTTGCAAACAGATATTTCCAAGCATCGTAAATTCATTCCTCATCGTATCCTGAAACAGCAAGAGATTTCTCTCTTCGAAAAGAAATTTAATGTTACCAAGCCGAGTGAACAACTTGGATGGATAGATTCACAAGATGCGGCAGCAAAGTGGATTGGGGCTAGACCTGGTGATATCATTGAAGTTATTCGATTTTCAGAATCAGCAGGAGACGCACGTTCATGGAGATATTGTGTAGCAAATACTAAAGAGTAAAATGGACAGTACCTGGAGTTCTGCAAAATCTGTGTATCGTGATAATATGTTACAGTATAAGCTTACTGGAGAATCAAAGTATAAGAATGTAGCTGATCAAGCAATGGCTACCTTAAACAAGATACTGGAATCCAAAAAAATACAATCGCCAAATGTCTTGCATACCGACTATTTAAAACAACAAGATATGTTAGTAGGTGCTAAAATGCGTCAGCCTACTAGTGTACAACCGTCTATGTCGTGGCAATACTTGACGTTGGGGTCACTGCTGATAACATTGTTTGTCCTCCATGTCGTATAATCATAAAAATAATAATTACGATACAGAGTCCTAGTAGGAACAAAAGAATCTGATATTGCCATTGAAGTGTTTTAATTTTATTTTGATCTTCATTCAAGATCATTTCCAGAGTTTTTTTATGATCAGATGCTTGTTGAATTTTCATAAACTCTTTTTGAATCTTGGCTAGTTCAGGTTTTAGGTCTGACTCAGGTTCTTTAGCGATAAAATCGCGAACTTCAGAAGCCATTGCTGAATTCATATCTAGCAATTGCTGAATCAATTCTGGTTGTTTATCTGTGGCTTCTCGAGCTTCACGCATTACGGAATAATAAGCTTGTTTTTGTTGAGCATACGAATTTTGAAAATCCGTCATTATTTCTATTGCGTTATAATAAATGCCGAATCTAGATTCAACAGGAAAGTTTGGACGCTCTATGGATTGTTCTCAGTTACTAGAGTTCAAAAAGAAATATAAAACTGTACAACAACAGAATGGAAAAGATCCTCAAGGTGATCAAAGTCAGAAACCTGCATTCAATTCTAATAAGGTAATTGGAGGTGATTCTGAGAACGGAGCTTCTTGGTATTATCTTCAACCTGGAAATGCCTTAGTGTATCGTAGATTCTTTTAAACATAACATATAATGAGTGCTTTTGACTCTTTGACGGATCAAATTAATGGTCTACTGCAAGTTGACCCATCATGGAAGTCTATTCCTGGTGGATTATCCAAGGTATCTACATCATCTCTTGGATTTTCGTGGGGAATTTCTTCTCAGAAACTGTATTATTGTCGTCTACCTTGTTCGGGTGAATGGACAAATGTTCCAATTCCTGATTCAGCGCTAGATGTAGTAACTGATGATAATAATGTTTATGTTCTGGGGAATACTACATTCATGTCTAAGGTAGCATCTAACATGGAAGATTGGGTAGTAGTTCCGGCTCCTGCAGGTGCTGTATCTATTTTGTCTACCTCATCAAATGTATGGGCTCAAGATGCGGGAGGCAAGAAATGGAAATTAGCTAAACCTGGAACAACTGGAAATTGGGTTGCTGTTGAAGATCCTTCGGGTACAATTATGACATCAGCATCTGGAACTTCATTGTACGGAATTCAAGGAGGAAAGGCAGTAAAGTCTGATGAATCTTTACAATCTGGTTGGTCACCTTTAGGAGAATTTGAAGGAACAATGTCTAAAGTTTTTGGAGACTTAGATAAAACTGCTCTGTATGGAGTTGATATGACCAATTCATTATCTCGATGCGAATCTGGAACATGTAAGCCTGTAGATATTCCAGCACCTGTACAAAATATGACTATTGATCCTAAGGGTTCACTATGGTTAACTACAACAACTCAAGGTTTAAAAGGAAATGTGTACACAAAGACAGATTCTCTGAAAATACCAGACACAACTGAGTTAGACAGGCAACGTGATGAAGTTGTTCATCAAGTTCAATTAGACAAAAAAACACCCTCCTTGAAAAAAACATTAGATGAAATTATGAAATTCTTAAAAGGTCTTTATAAGACTGATAAGACTGATCAAGAGAAAAAGATTATTGAGAACAGAGAGTTATTAGACCAAATGCAAAAAATTATTCCTGCTATGTTACGTATTTTAATGTATGTTGGAGCTGTTGCTGTAGTATACCTTGTATTCGAAGGATTTCTAGCCCATCTAGTTTCCTTAGTAATTTTAGGGGTTGGTGTCTATGATGTTTATTTATCTGGAAAACAATAATGAGCGTAGCAGAAGCCAGACAGAAAAATTTAGAAGATGCTCGTCTAGCAATGCAGAATGCTACTCCAGAAGCGTATCCTCAAGCTCGCATACGTTATTTTACATTAAAAGAAGGTCAAGGATGGTTGCGTACAGAAAAAGAAAGATTAGCAGATGCTGAAATCAATCCTGTCCTCCGAGATTTAGAAGCCAAATATGATACGAATCATCGAGTTGAAACTAAGTCAGATTCAGAGTCCAGATATCTTCATCGTCGTCTTCTTGAAGAAAAAGATAAGGTAGGCGTTGCTCTGCGAAGTGCTGAATTAGGAACTTCTGTTGTACAAACTTCGTGGTTGCCTTACATTTTAGATATGTTAATTGCGGTTACAGGACTTGGTTGTGTTTATCTCTTATTATCAGGAAAAGCGTCGCGTATCATGGGATTCTTTCGGCCAACTAATACAATATGATTGAGTATCTGATCTTAATAAGTATTTTAATTATCATGTATTATGTATCTCTGTGGGATCGTGGACGTGAAGGGTTTTCTGGAAAAACAGAGACGATCACTGATTTTTATGATTCAGTGTACGCGGAAGTATATAACGCACTGTGGCATTCATCCAAGACTGTTAATGAATTTGAACAAGTAACAATTCAAGAAGCTTTGTTAGCTGGAAAGCAAAAGGGTTCTTTGAAGATATTGGATATTGCTTGTGGTACAGGATTTCATGCGTGCTTGTTCAAAAAGTTGGGAGTTGATTATACTGGCTTAGATAGTTCAGAAGCCATGTTGTCCCAAGCACGTAAAGCATGTCCAAACCAGAAATTCCAGAAAGGTGATGCTACAGTAGCTACAACATATGGACAAAAATCATTTTCTGGAGCTTTACTTCTAGGGTTTGCTATCTACGAATTAAATCCAAAAATTATCTTGGATAACGCATTTGCTTGGATTGAACCTGGTGGATCCATGCTTGTTCATGTTGTAGATCCTGATAAGTTTGATCCTTTATTAGACTTGGCTTCTCCTTTTGCAGCCTTTTCTCTACAAAAATATTCGTATGAACGCCAAACAAAATCTGAAATTTATTTTGATGATTTTAAGTACACCGGAGAATTTCATAAGAAGTTAAATGAACCTGATGCTACTTTTTCAGAAATGTTTACCTTTTTTAATCCAGCAGATGTAAAATACCGTGAACAAGTTCATAAGTGGAATATGCCTTCGTTAGAATCTATGATTGAAATTATAAAATCAGCAGGATTCCGTGTCTCAGAAAAAATTGATCTAGTTTCAGTTGGCAAAGAGTATCAGTATTTGTTTTTACTGACCAAATAATAAAATGTTAAAGGTTGGTGATATTGTTACTAGGGGTTCTGATAAAGGTACCGTAGAAAGTTTAAAACCTCTAAAAATTCGCAAATATGGTGTTCAACCAATTGCGTATTTTTCTAATCCGGTAGAATCTGAATGGATGGCACCACCTTCGCCAAATGACCCAAAACCTGTCGTACGTAGTCCAACACTATTTGGTCAGCCACGTGGTCCTGATTATGGTACAGGCAGACGTCGTAAATCACGTAAATCTAAACGTAAAACGCGTCGCCACAGAAGATAATGGATGTACATGATTCTCGTAATGTCACAGATTTCCAGAAATTTACTTTTTCTGGACATTTGCGTACACATGTCTACAAAGTTCTGGATGAAAATGTGAAATTAGGTCATGCTGATTATGCCTGTTTTTGGACATTGGAACTTCTGTGTTCAGGTTTGACTCATTCTTTTTGGAATACAGTATTCCTATCTTCAGCTGTACACATTAATCGTGCCGCCCCAAATGTATTTTTATACCTTGTCAGGAAATATGAAGAATTTAATCCTATTGAATCCGGTTACTCAGTCATACAGATGACAGATATTCGTAACCATCCTCAAGCTCGTCAACTAGTTTGTGAAGTGGCAGCAACAGTAGCCTTATGTCGTAAACTGAAACTACCTGTATTCCCCAAAATAAAGCCTGAACATGATTTTACACAATTAGTGATTCAAGAGAATTTGAAATCTACGTCTAACATGTTTGCTCGTTCAGTTATTAAGCAAGAAGATCCGTTAGAACTTTTTATTCCTGTGAATGAATTGATGTATTCATTACGTCCTGAATCTCGTGATGTATCTCGTTGTCTGTACTGGAGTTCATGGATTCTGACTTATGCTGCCAAATGGAAGCAGGATAAGAAGACGTATCTTGACTGTGCGTACAGATCTAATGATTACGTTGAAGAAAAGTTTCTGAGATCACCTGTATGGATCTTATGGTCATGTATCCACGAAACTGCTCGTAACTCTCCTACCCAACAATATATTGATGCTTTGTACAAACTTTATTGCCTGAGATGGGCTAAAGGAGATCTTAAAAAACGTCTACCTTTTTTTACTACGGCAGTTCTTCTTTTATGCGAACCTGTAGATATGAATTACCAAGTACCACAAAGTATTTCTACTGTCCAAGATGTTACAACGAATATTCCTCAATGGATACAAGCAATTGTAAATACGAAAAAATCATTCTCTTAATATAAAATGAACCATAAAGTCAAGGCTTCTCTGACTGTAGGTATCCTGTTCTTTATTCTCAGCTCTCCTTACATGTACAGAATTGTAGATTCATTGATTCCTGGAACTTCTTATGGTGGTCGACCAACGACCCAAGGTCTGTTACTACATTCTCTAGTATTCGCAGGTATTGTATACTTAATGATGCCTCGTTCTTGATCCAAAACGAATTAGACATAGTGTACATTAGATACTGAAAAATGAAACTACTATTCTTTGATACGGAGACGACTGGTCTTCCAAAGAATCGTGATCCTGCTCACAAAGGACCTGGAAATTGGCCACATATGGTATCTATTTCGTGGATATTACAAGATGGTAATACTGTTCGTGAAAGTAAATCTTTTATTATAAAACCCGAATGGGAAATTCCTGGAGACGCAACTAGGATACATGGAATTACATTTGATCGTGCAATGCAGCATGGATTTCATTTAAGAGATATTATGAATCAATTTCTTGCTATTGAGCATGATTATCTAATTGGTCACAATGTAGAATTTGATGTGAATGTTATTGTCAACGCATGTTTATGGGATCTAAAGATTCCTATACCTCGTTTTGGTAGACAGTTTTGTACAATGAAAATGTCTACAGAACTTTTGCGTCTTCCATTTGGAAATGGAAGATCGGGATATAAACCTCCTAAACTTTCAGAGTTGTACGAACATGTTCTTAATAAAAAACCAGTTCAAGAACTTCTTCATAGTTCAATGTACGACACGGAACTTCTAGTTGAAATTGTTAATAATTACAGACCATTCAAAGCTATCTTAGGTTTAATTATACCCGAACAACAAGAAGAAAATGAAACTAATCAGAGAACCCGCACCATTATCCTTTAATGCTAAGTCTTACAAGACAACGTATGTATGGTGTATAGATGGTTGGGTTTACGATGTCACAGCCAAAACCAGAATGCAATTTTTTTCAGGTCCAGATGGTTTAGAAATAAACAAAGAATCCTGGAGTGTTCTTCAGGAACCTTTATTTACGGAAAATACAGAAGTTCATGTGTTAAATTCTAATCAATGGATTGAATCTGGCGAACTATTTACGACCAAGGCATGAAAGTGCTACCTGTAGACAGGAAGCAGGTTTTACAAGTTCTAGCAGATCATGTGCTACTTTTTTAGGATCTTTTTCTAGTTCTTGCTTCAAGAGTTCAAACAGCTTTTCATAAGGAATTCCATCTTCAACAAGTCTGATCGCAAATCCAACTCCAGCTGCCAGAGTTAGTTCCTCACCTTCCACTTTATCAAGGACCTTATTAATTTCAGAAAAACTCTTGACTTCTTCTACAGTTACCTTGGCTTCCACCTTGTCTTCCGCCTTGTCTTCCGCCTTGTCAAGCTCCTTATTAATCTCAGAAAAACTCTTTACAGCTTCCTCCATTGCGTCTTTATCTTAAGTATACAAAAAACATCTAAATAACAAATGATTTTTTTGGATGTGTTGTACACTTCACTGGCAACTATATTCATTATGGTATTAATTCAAGTAATCTTGTACGCCGGTGTTCGTATTATGTATCCTCCCGAACGAATTGTTTATCGTGAAGTTCCTGTACAATACGCACCACCTACCAGTTTACCTGATCCGCCCGTTCAAGAAGTAAAGATACCCGAATATGAACCTCGTGAACAGGTTTCAGGAGGTCTACGGTTGGACCCCCAGTTACCGCCTGGACTCAAAGAAACACGCCCAGAAGGAATGTAATTGGATTTTACTATCATATCAAGATAGTAAGCCAGTATGTCTCTGGATTTCTGGGAAATCAGTGACTACCATTCAGTGTGCTATTGATGAACGTTTGTTTGGAGACACTATTTTTCAAGTAGACTACAGTAATGGAACCTACTTTATTAATGATATCTTTTTGTATAATTCTTGGTGTATCTTTCGCGATACAACGATGGAACAGAGGTCAAACTGGCTAGATTCTTTGATGACATTTTTCTATGAAGTTCCTAATGTACCAAGATTCAAAAAACTAACTGGGACTCGAGTAACAAAATCTGATATTCCGGATGTTTATTTGATTCCTGAAGGATATGTACAAGTTCCAGATATTGAAACTTCTGAATATCTGCGTTCATTAGGAGACTCGTTCAATATCGAACTTGAAGAACGAGATGGGCTCTGGTTCATAAAATATCCTTGCTTAAAGTAAATGCGCAGACGCAGTCATAAGAAACGTACTCACAGACGCCGCAGAACAATGCGCGGTGGATTTTATGGTGCTGCGGGTGCTATAGCTCCTGGTGCTATGGAATGGAAAGCAGGATCTGAATATGGTCCAATGGTAGCGGATCGTGCTGGAAATACTACTGCTTGGGGGCTTCCTAAACCAGGAGGTCTACCCAAGTACGGTCGTGGACGTTCTAAGGGTGGGCGAACTTTACGTAAACGACGAATGCGTGGTGGTGGTTCATATGGTGCCACTCGTGCTGAATTTCGTGGATCGGGATATCGTGGACAAATTAATGTCAGCCAAGGTCAAGCCAAAACTGCCCCAGGACCTAATGATTACCGTCTAGGAGCATTTAATGATGGAAACAAAGGATTCGGAGGATTCGGAGGATTATTCCCGTCTAAGTAACAAATGACTGATTCAGTTCTTGCAGGTATCTTGTTTTTAGGAGTAACATACTATTTGCTCAAACGAAATGTACCACACATGCTTGTATGGGTCGTCTTAGGTTACCTAGTGGCATTTAATTGGGTCCATTCATCTCGTACAGTTGCTGTATTGGTAGGTATCTTATCTGCATGGGCAGTATGCTATTACAGTACTCGTGAATACTTTGAACAAGAGAAACTAGAAGAGAAGGGTGACGATCCTAAAGAGCCAGAACCTACAGGTAAGTCTACCCCACATGTAGATTTGGGAACTACTATCTTACATGCCTATCGTAACTTAACTCCTGAACAGATTGGAGGAATGCGTCGTGATACAAAAGAATTAATGGAACTTCAGAAAGAATTAATGGGAACTCTTGCTGAAATGAAACCCGCGATTGAACAAGGTGCTGAACTCTTAGGAACGTTTAGTCAGTTTTTTGGTAAACCTCAGTAACCTCTGCGAGTCTTACGATGAGTCTTACGATGCTTGCGATGTTTACGTCCACCAGTTTTTCCCGGAACTGCCCTTGGCTTGCCTGGACCAAATGACAGTTCTACCGGAGGTCCAGAAGGCTTCTTACCCGGTCCAAAACTTTCTCCTCGTGGAAGTTGTTTAGGCACTGGAGGATCACCCGCGGCAGGTTTGGATTGTGGTGGTTTAGTAGTACCTTCTGGTTTGCTTGAAGCTCCACCACCGCCACGTCTAGTCATTTTGTTTTAAACGCAAGATAATCTTGTCATGGCATCGGCATAGACAAGTGTATGATAATCGGGATCATTAGTAGAAATCCATGGTCCGCCCACAAGTTTTACTACCAATTTCCAATACCATATTTCGGCATTCAATTCTTGGAATCGGAATAAATCTTTCCATAATTGGCCACACTTCATTAGTGGAAACATATCCATTAACGAAGGTTGACCTGAGAACAGGATCCATACAGGGTACAAGATTAGATCAAAAAGAAGAATGACTAAGTCCATAAGATCATCAGGAAGAAATATAGTTTTCAATTCAAGATATTCATGTGCTAGTTCAAAATATGGTTTTTCTGTAATACCGAGACCCTGATTCATTTTTTTTAATGTTTCAGATTCAGGGATCATATTTGTATACCCTCTACAGGAAATTCCTTTTTTTCTAACGTTTTTGAACAGACGTACGACCACTTGCCTTTGTGTACAGTTTCAAGCAACAAAGGTGTCACACGATTTCCTTTCACCATGTACTCTGAAAGTTCTCTTGTATAATCTTTTTCATCACATCCAATCCAGACCCACGGACACATAACTTTCTCTTCAAGACGACGATATCTTTCTTCTTTAGGAAGACGGCGAAAAATATCATCAGGATACCAGACAGAAGTGCGAGAAACCGTTTCTCCCAAATAAGTTTTTGATACTGTTTCACATAACATTGTATTATCAGGAACAGCTACAAGCCATCTCAGTTCTTCAGTTCCAGTTCCTAGACGTTTTAGTTTTGTTGAGTGTACAACTTCTTCAGAATAAATATAGGTAGCAACCATCCTACAGAACCGTGTTAGACATCCGAACATTTTTATTAATATGTTGAGTTTGTTGAAATCGGTGGTTCACCGGCACCCAAGGTATCAACTTCCTTAGCCTTTCTTTTCTTTTCTCCAGTAAAGTGTTCAACAGCTAAACTTTGGAGACCTTTGTCCAAGTTCAGACCCAGAGCTACTGATGTTGCCAGAGCCGTGATAATAAACGGTGTACTAATCACAACCCAGGACACAATACCAAGATCAACTTCACAGAAGGAGTCCAGTAGGAGAACACATACAATACCGCCAACCAACTTAACCGCTGCGGTAATGTACATTCCTAGACCTAAATCTAATCCAATATGTACCATGATATACATCAAATAAAGAACGGCAGGTGGACACAGATGTTCTACAAACATCATCTTAACGTTGTTTACTTTAGACATACAAAAAATGTCAGTGGAGAAGATTATGGAAATTGCTTTATGTTCTCGTGAAGACGCAGAAAACGCCTTAAAGAAAACCGGTAACGATCTTGAAGCCTTGTGTCTACTTATGGAAGCTCCTAAACCTAAAAAAGAACGCACAACACAACAGAAATTTTTTGATAATGTTCGTGAATCATTGGCTGATATGGAAAAAAAGAATGTAGATTTTCTTAACGCAAATCGACTCGCTGGTTTGGAACAAGACGAGAAGCAAACCCTCCCCGAAGAAACTTCTCAACAAAATAATTGCTCTCCGGAATGTCAGCCTCCCGCTCAGGAGTCAGAGGCTGAAAAACAGGAAACTGGCGGTCCATAATAGTTTGAATACTCTTGCGATTAGGTGTAGAATATCCGTATTTTACACGACTCTGATCTTGAATAGATTCTAGATCACCAATACCCATGAATGGTGTAGTTGCCCATGGTCTCTGAAATAATTGTTTAGGGCCTCGAAGTCGTACAGTTGAAGGATCTCCATTTCGTAAATCAGTTTGAAGACCAATAGCACATCCTCCTTCAGGAGAATTGCCAAAATTACCACGAGGAGTTAGACCAATAAACTCTCCGGCAAATTTTGTGGCAGAACCATTTCCACATGATTCAGGATTGTTTGCGAAATAGGTAGCTTGATTATTTCTTCCTTCCGCATTTATAGAATTATTGTCATTTCGGGTACTTGCATGAAAAAACGGGTAACTCATTCTTATTTGTGACTTAGAAAGAAATGTTTCTAGAATATATAATCAATGTCTTGGGGATATCATTTGATTCTTGATTCCACGAAATGTATGCGAGGAGCTATTCGTTGTCCTTCAATCATCACCCAGTTTTCAGATGATCTTGTTAAAAGAATTAACATGGTTCCGTATGGTCGCCCTCAAGTTCAACATTTTGGATCTGGAAATAAATCAGGATATACTCTAGTACAGCTTATTGAGACTTCTAATATTGTAGCTCATTTTGTTGAGGAAACTGATGATATGTATTTGGATGTATTCAGTTGTAAACCGTATGATCCTATTACAGTAAGAAATGTTGTAAATTATTATTTTAGACCTTTGGGTATGGAGTCCAAGTTTTTGATCCGTCAAGCAGGAAAACATCCTCTAGTAAAAACTGAGTATGAACTCAGATAGGAACAGCGGATACAAGCCACTTTGTACATTCGGATACGTTAACTTTATTTCCTCGCATATTTCTTGAGAATGCAAGAAACAGTTCTTCCCGAGCTTGTTGTGCTTCTGGATGACCAGATTGTGTTAGCTCAATAGCTCTGTTAACAATTTTTCGAAACCCGAAGGATGTCACAGCCAAAATACGTGCCAAAGAGGCATATCCTATGGCGTTCATTTTTATTACACTCAATTTTAAAGAAAAAATCCGTTTTGTCGGATTACATGGTGTTGCGTCCCTCTTGGTAGATGTTGACAAACTTGTCCCTCACCTTCTCGCGCCACTCTATTGCGTCATCATCGGACATGCCAACGGGACGAATCTTGTCAAGACTCCTCCATCCACAGATTGCTTCGGGATGATCTTGAGCATGTTTGTTCATGAAAATCCTCCAGCCTGTTGTCTGGGATCCTCCCTTTTGACTGAACATAATATTCGTTGCAGCGGGTACAGCTCTTCCTTGGCTGTTTCCATAGGCTGCCTCATACTTGTTGGGATCCTGGCATACCTCCTGTTCATCCCATTCTCCTGAGGTTCTCAAAACCTCTAGCTGAACTTTCAACTCGGAAATCTCCGAGATGTCAATCGCGTAGCAAGGCAGAGAATATGCTTGGCCCATGGTAACTTTAGTGTTCAAAATTCATACGAAAAAAATCCGTTTCTCGGATTAATCGTAGTTGTTCACTGCTTCCATGAGAACATTTTTGACAACTTGGTCGTCAAATGCTCCACAAAAGCCAATGTTGGCTAACAACGCCTTTGAGAAAACACCCAAGGATGTCTCAAACATAGGCTTGTTTCTCTTCAAATGAAGCAACGTAACCAGTTCATTAAACCGCTCTTTGTACGCGGACCTTGTCTCGAGAAGGTTTTTCAGCGCCTGTTCTGATGTAAGCTCGGCCATTTTTTAGTTTTGTACTCCTATATTTCACGATTAAATAATCCGTTTTCCAAAACGAAAAGAGTTTAAAAAAAGACAAGAAGAGAAAATGTTCCAACCTTGTTCTTGGAATGAACATGATCACAATTTTCAGTATGTGGTAGACACATACGGCCGAACTGGTGAAGGAGACATTGCACGAGTTCGTCTTACTGGATTTAAACCTTATTTCTATTTGAGAGCTGGATCTGAATCAGCATCAGAAGTTCAATCAGCTTTGAAATCATCTAAGGGTACTCCCATTCAAGTTAAGATTACGAAAGAGAAGAAACTAGATGCTATGGCAGGATTTTCTAATTTGAAACCTATTGATGTATGGAAACTAGAATTCTCTGCTCTCTGGGCATTTAAGCATATCGCTCGTGAATGTAAAAATGACCTCAGAATTGGTTCAAGACTTGTTACTGACGGTGATCTATTTGAGTCTAATTTACCACCTTATCTACGACTGTTTCACGAACGAGGTCTAAATCCAGCCTCTGCGTTTTCGTTTGAAGGAACTGAACAGCACGATGATATTCGTGTAGATAAATGTTTTGTATCTTCGTATAAGACATTGAAACCTGTTGAACAACAAATTCCCCTGTACATTCTTTCGTATGACTTAGAAGTATATTCGGAATCTGGACAGTTTCCAGTTGCTGAAAATAAGACAGATGAAATTATTCAAATTGGTTTGTCAACTAGATGGACAGATGACTTGATGACTCCAGTTGAACGTATTGTCTTAATTTCAGGAACTTGTGTACCATCAGAGACTGTAAAATATGTGACTTGTAAGAATGAACGCGATCTTCTTCTTAAATTTCAAGAAATGTTATACCATGAAAATCCTGATATCCTAGTTGGATATAATACGTTCGGTTTTGATGATGGATATCTTGCTGAACGAGCATCCCTTCTTGGTATTTCTCTATCTCTAGGAAGATCTGAACCTTGGAAACAAGATAATCTTCCTACTGTCCGAAAAACATTTGAACTAGCTTCAGGAAAATATGCTGTACGTTATCTAGATCTTTGCGGTCGTCTAACTATTGATTTACTCTTAAGTATTCGTCGTGAACAGAATTTGGATTCGTACAAACTAGATAATGTAGCATCTACATTCTTACGTGATAAGGTTACCGAGTTTGTAATTATTACTGGAGCATCAACTAGAAAGTACGAAATTCATACTAAGTCAACACGTGGTCTATTCGCAGGAAACTTTGTCAGATTTGATATTGTTACCAACACTTTGAATCCTTATGCCGATGGAAAGAAATTTAAGGTTTCACAAGTATTTCCTAAAAAGTTTATTGTAGAATTAGATGAAGTCTACTTGAATACATTTGATGATATTCCTCCAGAAGACAGAAAGAAACTAGAATGGTCTTTCTCTAAAGATGATGTTTCTGCCGCCCAGATGTTTAAGATGCATCGTGGTACTCCGGCCGAACGCTCAGAAATCGCAAAGTATTGTATTCAAGATTGTGATCTAGTTTTGACCTTGATGGCTAAACTAGATACTCTGGTTAATGCGCGTGGAATGGCAGATGTATGTCGTGTTCCAGTAGACTATATTTTCTTGCGTGGTCAAGGAATTAAAATCTATTCAGCTGTTGTATTTTACGCTTCTCAAAGAAATCAGATTCTACAAACACAAGAAACTCTTGAAGGAGATATGTCGTACGAAGGTGCTATTGTTCTACCTCCAAAAATTGGGATGTATCTAGATCAACCTATCCCAGTTCTAGATTTCAATTCTTTGTATCCTACGAATATGATAGCATTCAATCTGTCTCCGGATACACTGGTGTATACAAAAACATATGATTCAGATGGACATATTACTTCTCAATCAGGAATCAAGACTGAATTTCCTACCGATGAAATTTCATATGATATTCCTGGTGGACGAAAAACGTGTGGATTTGTACAGGCCGGTAAACCTGATTTGGTAGGTATGCTTCCTCTAACTTTGGACATCCTCTTAAAAAAGCGTAAAGAAACTCGTAAGCAAATGGAAACTGAACCTGATGATGCTCGTAAATCTGTCTTGAATGGTCTTCAACTTGCTTATAAAACTGTAGCTAATTCTGTTTATGGTCAATGCGGTTCACGATCTTCAGCAATCCGAAAGGTTGAAGTTGCTGCGTGTACAACTGCTGCTGGTCGTGAAAAAATCTTGTTTGCCAAAGGTATAATTGAGAGTGAGTTCGGAGGTGATGTAATTGCGGGGGACACGGATTCTCTATTCATCAAATTTGTTACCAAAGATCTCGCCGAGTCAATTGACCTCGCAAAAAAGGCTGCTGACAGAATTACTTCTCTGTGTCGTAAACCTTACAAGATTGAATATGAGAAAACATTCTTCCCTTTCATTCTATTTTGTCGCAAAAGGTACATTGGCTTGATGTATGAAGATGATGTGAAAAAATGTAAGCGTAAATTCATGGGTATTGCTCTGAAACGTCGTGATTCAGCTCCGGTAGTTAAAGATGTTTATGGTGGAGCTTTAGATATTGTTCTGGAACAACGTAATATTAGACTGGCCGAAGAGTTTGTTAAACGTGAATTAGTCCGTGTCCTCAAAAATGAAGTTCCTCTAGAAAAGTTTATTATAACTAAACAGTTGCGCGATGATTATAAAAATCCCGATCAAATTGCTCATCGTGTATTGGCAGACCGAATGACTGAACGTGATCCAGGAAATAAACCACAAGTTGGAGATCGTATCGCGTATGTTTATGTAGCTGGACGTTCAGGAAAGCAAGGAGACCGAATTGAGAATGTAGAGTATGTCCGAGAGAAAAAACTGAAACCTGATTCAGAATTTTATATAACTAATCAGATACAAAATCCAGTAGCTCAACTCTTTGCGTTAGGTATTGAACAGATTACAGGATACATACCAAAAAAGTATCCCGAATTTCCTGAGTTAGACGAAGAAGAAGCTACGCTAAAAGTCTTAGCTATGAAAGAAAAAGAATTGGATTCTCTATTGTTCACAGGAGCTCAATACCTCCGTAAAGAAAAACGTGGTCCATTGGATGCGTTCTTCAGAAAATAATGGGTATAAGTAATGGAACTTAAGGCAAAAGATTGTGCGGGGCTACCTGGAGACCTGGTTAGTTTTGAAGCTAAAGATTCTACTGGTCAGCTTCAAAAATATGATGGAGCTAAAATTTTAAGAACTCTTTATGAAACTAAAGATCCCGTGACAAATCAGTCTATTTTTACTGATCATGCCGAAATTGAAAGAAAAAATATGGTTGGTAACTGGAATTGGGGATTATATAAAGCTGTTCTAGAACCTCCCGAATCAGCTCTTGCCGCTTCTGCGTCTTATCCTTCATTCAAATCATCAAGAAGACTTCCTACAATTCATGAAGCACAGACACCAGAAAGTAGTCCTCCTCCTTCTGGACGTTTTGGAAATGTATCATCCATTGCTAATTTAATGGGTAGATTGACCGTAAAAAAAAATCCTTTATCTAGTGTTCCCGGAAAAGGAGGAAAATCTCGTCGCAAGAGATCTAAACGTAGAAAGACACATAGAAGATAATGGACCAAATAGTTCTGCAACTACTGCAAGAATGTGTTAGTTCTCGTACACGTGCGATGGATCGAATTGCTTATTGGGAAGATAGATCTGAGATTGCTCATGCAATTTTGGAACAGGAATCTCGGATTTTGACTATGATTGGAACTATTATGAATCGTCAACGTATTCCATTGACACTGACATTTCCAATCAATATGGATATGACTAATATGGACAATGTTATTGTAGCACCTACGGCAGAACAAGTTAATCATGAATTGGTTCCTTTGGACGCTTCTTCACAGCAGACTTGTTCGATTTGCCAGGATGCGATTCAGGCTGACGGATGTCAACTTCGTGGATGCCAACATTCTTATCATCGGGCTTGCATTCAAGTGTGGTTTTCGACCAGTGTTCGTTGCCCAGTATGTCGACGAGATATTCGAGAGGATCCGGAATCCCAAACATCTTCTGAGTCTCAATAAATGCTTTTTCACATGGAGTTCCTGTAGGTGGCAGAATAAAACGAGGAAGAGGATCAGATTCTCCGTATTGCAGTCGATGAAATACTCTCCTGATATCATGCTGACATTCTTTTAAGAGATCGTGAACTTCAGGAATATCTATCTCTCTAGCTGTTGGAGGAAAACATCTCAGAATCTTAACTATTGAATTACGTTTCAAGATTGTAGGAGTTTCATTTCCTGTACACAGAATAGGTACAGTTCTTCCTGGATCGCGAATCCATTCTACAATTTTATTTTGAGCATGTGGATCAGATCCGTCTAACTCATCTAAGATCACACAAGTCTTTTTGGTATTCCCTAGAAGCAAAGAATGAATATTTATTGATCCTCTACAGGAATCTCGTAGACGATCAACATCTTCATAACTGCGTATGGATACTGAAGCATTAATTTCCAATGGATAAAACCCGAATGTACGTGCCGAACATAATGCTAGAGTCGTCTTACCAATTCCAGGTGGTCCAGTTAAAAATATTGATCCTTTAAAATCTGATGTCAAATAAGCCTCCAATTCCTTTTTAATTTCAGGATGACCAAAAACACCATCAAGGTATTCTGGACGATAAGATTCAGAATGCATTATTCAAGTATGTTATCCATCTCTAAGTAAAAATTTCGCCCTTTTTGTTTCTTTTTTTTTTGGGTTTAAGACTTTACGCGCCTAACGTCTATTCCTCTTGCTTATTCCGCCGCGGCCTTTTCGGAGGCCTAGGAGGATTTTGTTCTCGTTTCTGTAAGGCCTGAATACCTTCCAACACCTTTTCCAGCTGTTTATCTAAGCGGTCCAGCCTAGCCTCATTTGCTTCCTTCGGCATCTGCACAGGGCTCGTTGGCACCTGTAGTACCTGTTGTACCTGTGGCACCTCATGCGCCCCAACACTAGTAGAACTAGCGCAACCCATCTCCTGCGTACAGAGCTAAGCTTGAAAGCTTTAAGCGCGGTAAACAATTGTAGAGGGTTTAATCTCTGCTGATCATAATTCTATAAAAAAAGATTTCGTTTTAAGTAAAAATTTCCCCCTTTTTGTTTCTTTTTGTTTTTTTTTCATTTTTTGTTTCTTTGAGTTTAAGACTTTACGCGCCTAACGATTTTTTATACAGGTCTTAATTCCTGTTTTAGTTCAACTTCAAATTGTCATCGGGATGGTAAACCACCACACCCAGCTTTTCTAACTCCTCAACTATGTACACGTGGAAGTCTCTGAGGATTCGAACAGCCGCGTCGTCCTTCAGAACACGCTCCGCATACCATACAGATTCGTCATTCATCTCGATGAGATGCTTTCCACGAAGCCTCATCGTTGCTACTGTTGGCTCGAACCACCCCCTGTGGTGAAACCACTCCTTCGCGTCTTCATTGGTTTGATGGTAGCCGGTTGTGTCCCTGACATTCTTCATCCAGCGTCTGTGCGACTCGCGTACAGCCTCCATTCTGCGTACAGGGCTAAGCTTGAAAGCTTTAAGCGCGGTAAACAATTGTAGAGGGCTTAATCTCTGCTCAACACAATTCTATAAAAAAAGATTTCGTTTTCTTGTTCCTGTCGATCCAGTTCAACACTGACCATTCCAATTTGTTCCACAAGACTTACAGATTGCACACGCTTGAGATAAGGTTTTAATTTTTGTTGGATCAAATGCGTGACATACAGAACCATCCGGAGGCAAGCACATGTTTCCATTTTTTGTCCAATGATCGGGACAGCCTTTTAGATTAAGAACTGAAGGTATGATCAGAATTTGTGGATTGAATACAAATCTGTACAGAATAAAGAAAAGGATACACCAACCTACAGTCCATACGGCAATCGTCGTATTACTCATTCTTGCTTAAATACAAGAAATGGATGTCGCTAGACATGTCTTTGAAACGTTTTTTCGAGATGTAACAAATCCTCTAGTTCGCCATCATTTAGACTCTTTTAAAGATTTTGTTGATATTAAGATACCTAGATATATCAAAGCTTCAAATCCATTGAAACTTTTGTTAGCAGATGGACGTCTGATTGAAGTTTATATTGGAGGTAAAGAAGGAGATCAAATTAGATATCATATTCCGCAAACAGAAGGTAATGCTTTGTACCCTCACGTCTGTCGTCTAGAAAACCGAACGTACAAATTTGACGTGTACACAGACTTCTATGTAGAATATATTTATGAAGATCATCGAGACACTAAAGAATTCAAAGATGTTTTTTTAGGCAGTATTCCTCTGATGTTAAAAAGTTCTCTGTGTCACCTATCTTCAATGGATTCTGATGCTCTAGATTCTGTTCATGAATGTCGATATGAATTGGGTGGATACTTTATTGTAGATGGTCAAGAACGTGTCCTACTTACTCAAGAATCTTTGGGTGCCAATATGTTTCATGCTAAGAAACGCAAAGTTCTCATCAAAGAAAAAGTTGCTCGAACAATTACAGAATACGAATCTGAATCAAAAATTGAAGGATCAACAAAAGGTGAAGAATTTGAATACGTATGTGGAATTTCATCAACATCTGAAGATGGTACTCGTGGCCCTTATTCTCATATGGTCCTGATTCCTCCAAAACAGAGAATTCCTGATGATCCTTCAGACATTCAAAAAGTTCAAGATTGGTCTACCTTTTCAGCAAAACGATTGGCTACTGTGAAACTACCTGGATTCCTACAAGCTGTTCCGTTACTCAGTGTTTTCAAAGCTTTGGGAATTTCTAATGATAAAGATTTATATGATATTGTTCTCTGCGGAGTTTCTGAAACAAAGAGGACTCAGTATGATACACTATTTTTAAATTTGATTCTGTCACATGAAGCATTTTTGAAACAACAAGAAGACGATGACTTAGACTTATTAGTCAAAGAAACTCGTGCGAAAAGTCAGGCAGTTGTGTTCAATAATTTTTATTACAAGTTGTTTCCTCATTGTGAAGCTCAAGAAGAATCTGTTGCTACATTTTATCGTCGTAAAGCTTATCTACTGGGTGTAATGACAAAAATGGCAATGGATATTGATTTAGGAATTGCTGAGAATTCTGATCGTGATCATTTTAAGTTTAAGAGACTGTCGGCTGCCGGAGAATTATGTTTTGAAGAGTTCCGCCGAATCTATATTGATGTAGCTAAAGATTTTGTCACTGCCATGGATTCTCGTGTAGAGTTCGAACAAGCAAACTATGCTGGTCGTAAACTTTCTGAACTATTGCAAGAAGATACTCTGAGACAACGTTACTGGAAATCGGCTGAATTTATTAACCGATTTTCAAAATCATTCAAAGGACAATGGGGTGGAGCTGATGGAGTATGTCAAGTTTTATCTAGATATTCCTATATTGGAACGATTGCTCACGTTCGTCGTGTAAACTTAATGATGGATAAAGATTCCAAAAGTTTAGAAGCTCGTCGTCTACATTGCAGTACATGGGGAATGTTGTGTCCCGTAGATAATCCAGATGGTGGAAATATTGGTATGATCAAATCTCTAGCTTTATTATCAAAAATTAGTACACAAACTGATTCTAGAATCTTAAAGGAAAGAATCAGATCAGAAAAGGATTTTTTGTCAGTAAGTATCTTGCCTGCAGTATGGGATCCTAGATGGACACGGATATTTTTGAATTCAGACTTATTAGGTGTTTATCGTGGGAATACAGAGACCCTACATTCTAAACTTGTAGATGAACGTCGTTCTGGTAAAATTCATGTTCTGACTTCATTGTTTTGGAATCGTACACAGAATGAGTACGTGATTTTTTGCGATGCTGGTCGTATATGTCGTCCGTTGTACAAAGAAGTAAAACCTGAATCAATCAAGTCTGCTACTACATGGCAAGGAATCTTGAAACATATGGAATACGTTGATGCTCAAGAAACAGAAGGGATCTTGATTTCTCGAGAACCTTTTAAGGGAACACATTCAGAAATTCATGGAATTGCGATTTTATCTCCTTCAGCAATTATCAATCCTTTTGTAGATCATAACCAAGCACCTAGAAATATGTTTTCTTGTCAGCAAGTGAAACAAGCTTGTTCATGGTACAATACTGCGTTTAGTAAAAGATTTGATACAATTTCAACATTATTACATAGTCCACAACGTCCTCTATGTGAAACATGGGTTTCTCCACAAATTTTAGGAGGAAACAATTGTATGCCTTATGGTGAAAATGCTATTGTTGCTGTAGCTATTTATTCTGGTTATAATCAAGATGACTCAATTATCTTGAATGATTCTGCTCTTAAACGAGGAATGTTTCAAACATCTTATTATCATTCTTACGATTTTCAAGAAGAATCGTTGAATCAGAATTTTAAAGATGGTGTAATTCAAGTTGTCAATTCTACAGAAATATGTAATCCTGCAGTAGATCCCAAGTATCGTGAAACTGTTATCCTATCAAAATCAGATTACTCTATGTTGGATTCTCTAGGTGTAATCAAAATTGGTTCACATGTTACACCAAACACTGTCTTAGTAGGTATGGTAACTCCACAACTAAATTCTCGTGGTGAAGTATTTGGGTTTCGGGATACATCAAAGACTCCGAAACGAGGACAGCATGGTACTATAGATGGAATTTATCGTTATACAACTGCAGAAGGGCTTCAAGGAATAAAGATCCGAATCGCAGAAACACGTCTACCTATTTTAGGTGATAAATTCAGTGCTCGTCACGGACAAAAAGGTACATGCGGTATTCGTCTTCCAGAAGAAGATATGCCGTTTACAGCATCTGGACTGAGACCTGATATGATTGTTAATCCGTGCGCATTTCCTTCTCGAATGACTATTGGACAATTTGTTGAATCTATGTCAAATGTTCTTGCAGTAGATCTTGGAGTCTTAATTGATTCTACAGCATTCAGTTCTCAGAATAGAATTATGGACACTAAAGAAATTATGTTACAGTTAGGGTATCATCCTTACGGAAATGAATTTTTGTACAATGGTCAGACTGGTGAACTAATTCAATCTGAAATCTTTATGGGACCTACTTACTATCTGCGATCAAAGTTGATGACCGAAGATAAGATTAATTATAGAAGTACAGGACCAATAACTAAACTAACTCGTCAACCCTTAGAAGGACGTGCCCAAGATGGTGGTTTGCGTATTGGTGAAATGGAAAGAGATGGTTTATTATCACATGGTATAATGGGATTCCTGACAGAATCGATGATGAAACGATCTGATGCGGCAGAATTCTTATTTCAACCTGATTTAGGACGCCTAGATGCCCAAGATGGACATCCAACAACTAAAGTACAAATTCCTTACTCAATGAGATTATTATTACAAGAAATGGAATCAGCACATATTCAATTGAAACTATCTTCGTGAACGCATTTTTCTTGCCTTAGTTTTATTCTTTTTACGTCTATGTCTACGTGTTTTGCCGTGTCCTTCAAATGCTTTTCCTGTCACACCTTCAGCTTCTTCATCTGGTCCAAAACGTCTAGAACTTTGTTCATAATCATCTTCAGTTAATTTAGCATGGCATTGTCCAAATCTTTTTCTGTCATCACCTTCTCTTACAGCAATTGGTTTACCTTTCCTAAATAATAAATTATCTTTCCACACGCTAAAAAATCCCTCAGTAAATATTTTTGATATTTCGCTGAATTCAATATCTATTGCTCGTGTTATATCATCAATAGTTTGTTTATCTCTCGCATTTTTTGGATCATAATCTTTTAATACTTCTAATTTTTGGTTAATTTTTTCTTCAAAAGGTGGATGACTATCATCCCCTTTTATTATTTTATTAAAATATTCATGAGTACACGGATGCCCCGATTCTTTAAATAAATCAAATGCTGATTTTTTTCCCGGTCTAGTAGGCCATTGTTTTTTAATATAAAAGCTTAGACGTTCTTTAATTTTAGGTGGAAATCGGACACCGGGAGCATCTAATAAAATCTCGACTTGTTTATCTGTTATAGTGTCGGAAGGTCTGGTAAATCTTGACATAAAATCAAATAAACCAGGCTTAGGTTCCATTATAATCAATAACGGATTTTATTACTAGCAACATAGAAATGGAAAAGATGGATTCCATGTTCGTCATTAAACGCGATGGCACGAAAGTTCCTGTCAGTTTTGATGAGGTTCTACATAGAATCCGTTCCCTGTCCGATGGTCTACAAGTAAATCCTGATCTGGTAGCACAGAAAGTATGTTCTCAATTGGAGAATGGAATGGAGACTAGAAAGCTAGATGAATTTGCTGCGGAAACGTGTGCAACCATGCAATCTAGATACCATCCTAATTATGGACTTCTGGCTGCCCGTATCATGATTTCTAATCATCAGAAGAATACACCTTCTTCTCTACTTGAATGTGTTCGTGGTCTAGATGTACATCCTGACTACACTATTCTAGTTGAAAAGAATGCTATTGAATACGAGAAGATGATTGATTACACGAGAGATTTCATGTTTGATTATTTCGGTTTCAAAACTTTGCAGAACGGATATCTTCTTCCTGGAGAAAGACCTCAACATATGTGGATGCGCGTAGCTATTCAGTTGCACGCTGATCAGTTTCAGCTGGTCTCCGAAACTTATGATGCTCTGTCTCAAGGATATTTCATTCAAGCTACTCCGACATTGTTTAATGCGGGAAGACGTAGACCGCAAATGTCTTCATGCTTTCTGCTCACAATGAAAGATGATTCTATTGATGGAATTTACGATACACTGAAACAGTGTGCCCAAATTTCTAAGTGGGCAGGTGGAATTGGTTTGTCTGTGCATACTGTACGAGCACGTGGAACTCTAATTAAAGGAACAGGTGGCGATTCTACTGGATTGGTACCTATGCTCAAGGTTTTCAATGATACCGCAAAATACGTGAATCAAGGCGGTAAACGCAATGGTTCCTTTGCAGTATACCTGGAACCTTGGCATGCTGATATCGAAGAGTTTCTCAAACTGAGATTGAATCAAGGTGCTGAAGAAGACCGAGCTCGTGATCTATTTTATTCATTGTGGATCCCAGATCTATTCATGAAACGTGTAGAACAAGATTCGCATTGGACTCTGATGTGTCCTCATCAGTGTCCTGGTCTGGCTGATCGTTGGGGACCTGAATTTGAAGCTCTGTACAAGAACTATGAAGATCTTGGCAAAGGACGTCGTGTCAAAGCAAAAGATATCTGGAAACTTGTTATGGATTCACAGATTCAAACTGGTATGCCTTATTTGTGCTACAAGGACGCCGCCAATTCTAAGAGTAATCAACAGAATTTGGGCACGATCAGATCATCCAATCTTTGCGTTGCTCCTGAGACTGCGATTTGTATAAAAGAACCATGTACACAGCTTGAAAAACAATACAAATATACAGCTTATGAAATTAAAGATCTGGTAAATAAAGAAGTTGAAGTCTGGAATGGTAGTGATTATAGTATGGTAACTGTAAGAAAAACAGGAGAAAATCAGAAACTTCTAAAAGTAACTGTTTCTGTTGAAGAAAACGTACGGGTTCTATACTGTACTGAATATCATAAATTTATTCTTCCAACAGACATAGATATCTCAAAGTGCGAACGAATTGAAGCAAAAGATCTCACAGCCGGAACAATTCTAAAAGGGTTTTACGATAAATATCGCATGTATTGCTTTAATCAAAAAGTTATTTCAGTAGAATTTGATGGTCGTTATGATGATACGTATTGCTTTAATGAACCTCTGAACCACGCAGGAATCTTTAATGGTATTCTAACTGGAAACTGTACAGAGATCATTGAATATTCTAATCCACATGAAACGGCAGTATGTAATCTGGGTTCTCTAGCACTACCTAAATTTGTAGAAGGAAATACCTTTAATTTTGATAAGCTCAGAGAGTATACAGCAATTCTGACTCGCAATTTGGATATTGTGATTGACAAAAATTATTATCCTACCGAGGAAACTCATAGATCTAATATGCGTCATCGTCCTATCGGAATTGGAGTTCAAGGTCTGGCAGATGTATTTGCCAAATTGAGACTGGCATGGGGATCTCAGGAAGCAAATAATCTGAATAGAGAAATCTTTGAACATATTTATTTCGCGGCTCTGAGTGCTTCATCGCAAAGAGCGTATGAACTAACAGAGTATGCGCATATGGGTATTACATTTCCAGGTTCATATTCTTCCTTTGATGGTTCACCAGCTTCTGAAGGTAAATTCCAACCTGATCTGTGGAATGATCAACCTAGAACAAAACTAGATTGGGAAACCTTGAAAGCACACGCATCATTGAATTTGCGTAATTCTTTGCTGGTAGCTCCAATGCCTACAGCATCTACATCACAAATTCTGGGAAATAATGAGTGTTTCGAACCGTTTACTTCTAACATGTACACTCGTCGTGTTTTGGCAGGTGATTTTATGGTGGTCAACAAGTATCTGGTTGAAGACTTGGTCAAACTAAACTTGTGGACTCCGGAAATTCGAAACATGATTATTGCGAATAATGGATCTGTACAGTCTATTCAAGAAATTCCAGCTGATATCAAACTATTGTATAGAACTGTATGGGAAATCCCTCAGAAAGTTCTGATTGATATGGCTCGTGATCGAGCACCCTTTATTTGTCAGTCGCAGTCATTGAATTTGTTTCTCAGTGATCCATCTTATTCTAAACTCACATCCATGCATTTCTATGCGTGGAAATCAGGCTTGAAAACTGGATGCTATTATTTGCGTACAAAAGGAGCGTCGTCTGCGCAAAAATTTACTGTTGAACCTTGTCTGACTTGCTCTTCATAAATTTTCTGAGCTAAAGAACATAAAAGAAATGAGTGATATGCAAGGTGGTGCTTTTGCTTCTGCTCTATCCCCCGCATCTGTTGGTGGTCGTCGTCGCCGTTCTATGAAGAAACTTCGTCTAGTAAAGAAGAAGACTGTACGTCGTATGCTAGCCAGACAGGGCCTAAGGATGCGCGGTGGTGGTCCTTCTCCTGCTCTTGCGTCCCAAGTCAGTTCTGACCCTGCTCCTACTGGTTCTGGTGGTGTGTCAGGTGGTCGCCGTCGCAAGAGCCATCGTAAGAGCCACCGCCGTCGCAAGTCCTTATTCGGCATGCGTTTTTAATCCCTCACCAATTTCACTAACTAAAGCGTACAATTTCTCATTAAATCCGTAATGGCATCCATTAGGTTCCCCTGGAGGAGTTTTTCTTGATGATGAATTTTTAGAATGAACAAGAGAAACAATGACTTCTTGAGGAGAGATTTCACGGCACATCTGTTCGCGACCACGAATAAATGTATCGGCTTCTCCAATATCTTCTGTAAATGGACTAGCTTCCCAAAACTGTTTTGTAAAACAGAGTGTAGCTTCAGAAACACGTTGAGACATAGGTAGAGTAATCGGGGGTACATTCATGAACGACGTATACTTTTCGATATCATAACAAGGAATGATTGTACTAAAAACACACTCGCGTTGAGGTTTACGTTTTAGCATAGCTACACGTTGAAGTACACTGTTATTTGGATAAACATCATCATCATCCATAAAGACTATAGTATCATACATTGCGTTCCGGACCCCGATATTTCTCTTTTCAGCAATCCCTGTTTTCTGATCCAACTTGACATATTTAACGTTAGGAATACCCATTAATTGTTCTTCAATTGAATCACCATCATCTACAATTACCCATTCCAATTTATCTTCCGGATAACTTTGAATCAAATAAGAATATTTTGCTAGAGGCATAAATTCTGGACGATTGTATGTCAGAGTTACTATTGAAACATCCGGAAGATCTTTCTCATCCATAAAAAGCTTAGATGAATCAAAATCAGGTATCACAGGACAACTAAAGAATTGAATAAATGACATATGACGTTTTTCGTACAAGGTTCTCATATAATGTGTTATGCTTTTACGTTGGGAATACGGACGGTCTAGCCAGTCAATAAGACATTGACGTACAGAAGCTGATGAAGTATCTACAAGTCTAGCCATACAATCTGGATGTTCCATTGTTTGATGTGCTGATCCCCAAAGAACATGTTGAGAATCGGAAGCCAGTTCAATAAATGGTTCAATATTACTCAGAAGAAGATTACATCCTGCTGACATAGCTTCGTTTACAGCATGGCCAAATCCTTCACAGTTTGACAAACAGATTGCCAGACCACATTCATGTAGAAGTTTATCATATTCGGATTCAGATAAGGTATCATACAAAGTAACCTTAGACTTGATTTCATCGGGAACAAAAAAGTCTATTTCTTGTGAATTACGAGGAATATGAAGTTCAGGTAGTTTTGCGTATTCGGGGTTTGATCGTAGATCGTAATATGCTTTTAGCAAGGGTTTGGGATTACGATAAGGATTTTTTCCTACAAGAACAATTGCCTTTCCGTAGTTTTTCTCGCAAAAAATTTTATCTATAGAAGTCCATCCAATATAACGAACTTTGTTGGTATGTTGTTTAAATATTTCTTCGGCTTCACGAGTTTTTACCCAGATAGCATCCATCATGGGGATATACGGAATCCATGTTTTATACGTCCATTCGGGATTAGGGATCCATACATTGTATCCTGCGTAAGTCAGCAAACCAGGATTCATCACTTCTATAAAAATATTTATTTCTGCTTCCTGACATTCGGGCTGATTAGACGACACACGATGAATTACAACATCAGGAAATTGATTTGTTAGCAAACCGCGAATCAAAGAAGCATCCTGATTTAATCCTGGAGTCGCAAAATTGCCAATTAAGTTAATCCTCATTTTAACTAACAGGTGTCTATCTGCTAAATAAGATAAATGCAAATAAAAGAAAATCCGTTGAATATAGCCACTCCAGTAGAAAAACCAACGTGGATATGTGTACATCCAGATGCTAAAGTCTTAGATATTGAACTTAAACGTTTTTTATGTTTTGTTTGTAATCCGGTGAACGGCCGAATGAAAAAAGTTCCACAAGGTCTATTCATGGAAGTTCTGAGAAAAGAATCGTTAGAACGAGAAGAATAAGTTTTTTAGGTAAGTACAATGGAACTGGTAAAATATAAGGATACTCTGTACGGCAAAGCAGGAGACTTGTTTATCTGGGATTCTGTATGGGAAACATTTCGCCCGATAAAACAGATCGGATGGAATGGTTCTGTAATCACACATGTATATATGTACACAGATTTATTAGATCCTTGGTACGGATTCGGATCTCCTGAAATGCGTGAAAAATGTCGTCAACTTACTGAGACCACAGATCGAGAAAAGTATGGAACCGATTTATCAAATTTTATGGATTCTGAATGGTTACGCGACAGAAAAATTCCTCTGTTACCGTGTGCCCCACGTGATGCTAAAACATGGTCGGGTTATCTAAATACAATGGGATTGCGTAGAAAAACTATACGTCGCGATTATCTTCATAAAACGAAAAAGCGGGTTTAATCCACTTTTTACTTTGTTTTCTTTGTTTTTGCTGTTTGTTTTTTACCAGCAGATGAACCACCAAAGGGGGCCCAACAGTTTCTTTCTTTCTTCAAGTCTCTTCCTCTCTTCTGCTTTTGCAGCTGCCTTGATAGCAGCCAATTGCGCTACTGTAGGTAATGACTCCAGATAGGCAAGCTCGGCTGCGTGATGAGCGCACAAGACTCCTTGGACCTTACCGCATTCGCAGTTCATAAATCCGTGGGCCATTTGTCTCTGTTTGACAGCATCATTTCTATAATTTTACAATCCGTTTTACGCCACTCTAGGAATAGGGTAAGATTCTGGTTTATTAGTAGTGACTTCAGCAAAAGATAATTGCTGAGGATGGTCGATATTTGGATTACCGTGATGTTTTTCAATATAAGGGATTCTTCGTAGAGCACCACCTAATTTACCCGGACGACCTAAAGATCCATCTTGAGATACTTGAGGACCACTGATTGCTGTTCTGAAATCTGCTCGGACAGGGCGAGAATTTCTGTTTCCGTGATGAATTAACTTTACTAAATGATTTGCGTCTGTCATCGTAGTTGTGCATGTTGTAGATAAAGGATTCTGAGATCCATAACTAGATCCAGGAGCGCCATTCCAAGATTCACGAGATTGTACACCTAGACGATCTAATGCCGGATTACGAACAACTAGTTGAGTATTTCCTTGAGGCTGAAATAGAGGGCATGGTGTTTGGTAACCTTGGTTTAATCCTACCGTTCGTCCATCAAAATTTCCACCAGCGTTGACAATTACGGAAGGGGCTGGAGTTGCTCGAAACGCACAAGGAATTGTTGCACGTTGTACAGTTTTGGTAGATGAAAAAAAATCAGCACAAATTGAGCGAGCTCCGCGAGTTAGTGTGTAGGAAGACGCATCTTGAACACGTCCACCAGCACCAGATCCAGGATACGAAATTGGTTTCTTTCGATTTGATTGGTCTAATGTAACAGCGGTAGGAAGAAAAGGATCGGACTGATTGTTAATTACATGATCTGTAGGACGCCGAATCCAGGATGCTCCTAATTTTGTACGTTCAGTGTATGTAGAGGCATCACCAAGAGCCATTCGACGATCAAAAATGACCGCCTGATTCAGCTGTCGAGTTCGTAAATAATCAGCGTAGGACATCTTTGTGTTCTACGAGGATTTTATTAGAGGTCAACGTGGGTCAACAGATGTCGTCGGCAACAAGTTCTCGTAACTCCAAGTTCATCCAAAGCTTTTCCGTGAGGAGACTTTACTGTTGATTGGGTCAAATATGTTAGCTTTTCATCCTTAGTTAGTTCACGAACTTTTTCCAAATAAGCCAGCCACTTTCCGGCGAGGACGTTATTGCATGATACACAGCGAACAGGAATAATCATTTTTCCTCTTTCTTATTTGATTGACTCTAATCCATTTTCGATGCTCTAAACAAAGGAATGAAAGACACATTTTTGGCATCGGGGTTAGCAATCTTTTTTGCTTTAATTCTTTTATCCAATTGGAGATTTAATTCAACTTTACATATGCTTTCCATGTTTGGACGTCCGGCTGCCTCAATCTTTATTTTGGGTTGTGTGGCAGTTTTATTTTATAAAGACTTTCCTCTGACAGGTCTAGTAGCTGGTTTGCTTTCCGTCTATCTATTGAAAACTGTCTGGACAACTTGGCCTCGATCGGATGAAAAAAGATTACATCAAGAAATGGCTAGAGATCAAGCAAGATGGAATACTATTGATACCCAATTTGGCAATAAGACCGCCGTTCACGATTCTCCCATTATGATGGTACCTCCTGACCCGTTTCCAGAAATGTTAGTCTTTCCCCCAAGATCTGAAACATTACAAGAAATGTGTGGTTAGTCTTGCGACTACCATATCACAGCTAATTCAGAGCATGACCAGTATTCTGATCCACCGCCTGGTAGACGACGATGAACAATAAATGGCAACTTGCGTTCCAAAATTTCACGTTTAGCTAAGTTCCAAATAAATTGAGTACTTGCTGTATCAAGTCCCTTAATTTCAACAAGTGGTTTTGATCCTTCAGCCAGTTGTTGAGCACGCATTCCTAGAAGTACAGTATATTCGTACTTGGAATAATACGGTAATGTTTTGCGTTCTGTTGTCACAACATCTTCGCGTTGTACAGGAATGACTTCCGGGTGAAGAATTCGAGATGTTTCACGAAGAGCTTCCATTTATACTTATTTTACTCCAATACATAAACACATCCATTTTACAAAAACGGAAAAAATTTAATGTGTGCCCAGTTCAGTAAAAGATGAAACGACATGATCCTATCGGAATTCGTTTCTTACGTCCGATAGTTAAGGTAACAAAGACTATCACCGAAAATGAAATAAAGATTCCTGTAAAAAAACAGAAGCTTAACACAGAAGAAACCAAAATGCCACCAATACCTAACTAGTTTGTGCGTTTTGTTTCCATGTTGTGTCGCAATTTGCGCATTGGTACATCCAAATGACATTTTGGCGATCGATTTTTACTCCTACAACGTCTCCTTTAGTACCTGTCCGTGAAGGACATTCTGGAGCAGGACACTGAATTTCAGTAAACCGAGGCAAGGTGGGATCGTGTTTCAGATAAGGATTCAGTACAAGTTTTGCTGAAGTATCCTCACGGAGAACATGTTCGTAGACTACAGGATGATCAGGACTGATTTTTTCTTTGTATTCACATTTACGACAATTCTGAACTGCAAAGGGATCTCCTTTTGAAGAATCTTCTTCGATAGAGTACAAGACATTCTTGCACAACGGACAGAACTTCATTTTTAGTATTTCAGAGGAATACTTATTTGGATCCATTTTCAAAAACGGACTGAACTAAGAATTAAGAAAACATAATAACAATGAAGGCAATTAGTTTGTTTTCTGGTGCTGGTGGGGATTCTATTGGTCTAGAAAATGCTGGATTAAATGTCATAGCATTTTCTGAATTTAATCGAGACGCTGTACAAACACATTTAGAAGCATTTCCAGACTCTAAATGGTTAGGTTCTTCTGTCAAAGGAGATATAACAAAAATACCTGATTCCGAGTTCCAGTTCCAAAATATTAAACTAATCTTTGCTGGATTTCCTTGCCAAGGATTTTCAAACGCAGGAAAAAAAGATGTTTCAGATCCAAGAAATAAACTATTTTATGAATTTCTTCGTGTTGTAAAACTGGTTCAACCTGAATGGATAATGGGAGAAAATGTTTCAGGTCTTCTGACTCGTAAAACTGATGATGGTCAATCTAAGGTTATTGATGTAATCCAACAAGAATTCGCATCTATTGGGTATACCTTATCTTGTAAAGTCTATGATGTTTCTGAAGCAGGAGTATCTCAATCTAGAAAACGTCTTCTTCTGATTGGAAATCGTCTCAACATTCCTTTTGCTATGCCTCAATTTAATTTGCCAAAGCAAGGTATTCGTCAATATATTGAAGAATCATTGGAAGGTGCCCTAGAAACTTCTTTAGATCCTCCTCCAGAATGTGTGTTCCCAGTTTCCGAACATATGGAAGTTTCGGGAACTCCACACTCCTATCTTGTTCTCAAACATCCTGATTTGATCTCATTTACAAAACGTATATCTCCACACCACTCTGAGATTCTGGATTTGAGTAAACCATCTAAAACTATTATTTGTGCGTATTCCTTTCAGCCAAGATTGTACGTCTGTCTGAAAAAACCTTCAGGCAAACGATATGTACGGTGTTTGCTGAATTCAGAACTAGCACAAATTCAAGGATTTCCTAAAGATCATCCTTTTAAAGGTTCTGAAGCATCAATTAAAAAACAGATTGGTAATGCTGTTCCATCTAAAATAGTGGAACTTCTTACTCGATCTATTCTAGAAATTTGATGACAGCTTGAAAGTTCTTCTCAGAAAATTCAGGAGTGAACTGCTTACATGAATACTGATTCGCAAGACGATTATAGATCTTGAGAAACTTAGTATTTTTTGCTTCCTTGTTCATGTTCTTGATAGTTTCGCGAATAGTGTTCCATGCCAAGTTGTCACACTCTTCGTAAGAGTCTTGTCCTAGACCAATGTATAACTTCTCGACGTTTTTTGAAGTGTAGCTAATTACATAGACAACATCTTTCTCAAACCAACCGTCATTCCAGTAGAACGATTCTTTCTTACCACTTTTTAGGTCAAACTTTACAGACTTAGATCCTTCAAAGAGGACAAAGTCAATCTTACTTTGTGACCCATTCAGTTGATATTTATAGAACAATCCTTCTCCCGGAGTTTCAGTGTTCGGAATGAACTTGAATCCCACCTTTTCTGCTTCTATGGCAAAACTTGCTTCTTGATCAGTTGGTGCGTTACCAAAGCCTTTCAGCAGAGACAAGTCACCCTGACGATGAAGAAATTTAATCATGTCAGGATAATGTTCCCTCAGCAATGAAGGCTCATCATTCAGTATGTTAATAAGATCAGAAATCATCTTTTTTATGACAATCTATATCTAAGAGAAATTTTCCATTTTTCAAAAACGAATTAAGACAGAAATTAATGTCTCGCCATTAAATTACGCCATGGAAGGACCGATGAATCTACAGAAATTTCTGATGGCTAACACATCTTCTACTGCGTTTACTCATACCGGACTTAAGGGCGGTAAATACTGGATTCCAGATGATAAACTTGACCAATTTTATGATCTGTACTCTGAATGGATTCTAGATGGAAAACCGGCATTCTTGGTAGAAAAGAATACGCGTATTGGATCTTTGAGAGTCGACTTTGATTTTGTTTATGAATCTGGAGTAAAAACTCATCAGCATACACGTGAACAAGTCATTTCCTTTTGCAAGGCTTATATGGCTCAAGTGAGCGAATACCTAGAACTTCCGGAAACGGTTGATCTGTACATTATGGAAAAGCGTAAGCCTACTTTTGATGAAAAGCGTAACAGAATGAAATCAGGGATACACATTGTAGTTCCTGGGTTATCAACAACAACTGCAGTTGAACAAAGTATTCGACGAAACCTTTTGAAGACTATGGATACATATTTCAATGGACTTCCACTCCAAGAGAAATGGGACAAAGTATATGATGAAGGTGTGGTCAAACGATCAGCAAATTGGATGCTTTACGGATCTAAGAAAGGAGAAGAAGAATCATTGCCTTATATGATTTCCTATACCTTGAATTACAAGGATGGTGATATTACGGTAAACACTGAAATTCCAGCAGTAACTTCTCAACTAGTAAAACTTCTTTCTGTACGCAAACAGGATTCGGAGGAAACTCCATTGACTCCTAAAGCTCGTGAGATTTATACGGCAGGACAAGATCCGCTAATTTCAGGTGGACGTGCTGTAACTCCTGCCCGAGGAAGACCTGCTCAACGTGAACCTGGTTCTCGCGCATCTTCTCCGCATAGAGGTGTTCGTGCTATTGATCCAGAATACAAAGATTACTTGAAAGCTCACGTAATGAACTTGAGATCTGAACGTTCTTCAGATTATCAATCGTGGCTAAATGTAGGCATCTGTCTTCACAATATTCATCCTGATCTTCAAGATGTATTTCTAGACTTCAGTTCACAAAATGAAGAAAAATTCAATGAAGCAGATTGTATCCAGAAATGGAACACTATTAATTTCCGTAATGATGGAGATCGTCTAGGAATTAATTCTTTGTATTACTGGTCTCGCACTGATAATCCTGAAGGATATCTAGCTATTGAAAATCAGAATGTAAGTCGTCTTCTTGAACAGGCATGTTCAGGAACAGAACACGATGTAGCTAAAGTCGTGAATGCCAAATTTCGTGATTTGTACAAGTGCTGTGATTTCGGTAAGAATGTGTGGTACAGATGGGCTGGTCATATTTGGACAGAAACTGATTCAGGTGTAGATCTTCAAATCCGACTCTCTTCTGAAATCGCTTCTCTATTCTTCGGAAAGATGAACTTGATCAGCAGGGATATGGAAGAACGTAATTTGATGCGATGTGTATCTATTGAATCTAAGACTGATTGTGGAATTTGCGAATATTGTAAGTTGGAACATCAACGTACAGGACTTAATAAGATCTATACAAAACTGAAGACTACAACATTCAAAAACAATGTAATGCGTGAATGTCGTGAACTGTTCTTCGATGAACAATTTACTAAGAAAATTGATTCTAACAAAGAATTGATCGCTTTTAACAACGGCGTTCTAGATTTGACTACTTTTGAATTTCGTGACGGGAAACCTGATGACTATATGAGCTTCAGTACCGGAATTGACTATGATCCCGAAAGAGACTATAGAACATATCCTGAATGGGCACAGATTGAACTCTTTCTCAGTCAAGTTCTTCCAGATCCTGAAGTTCGTCTATATTTCATGAAACATCTGTCTACCTGTTTGGTAGGTGGAAACAAAGCACAAAAATTCCATATTCTGACTGGATCTGGATCAAATGGTAAATCAATGTTGATGAATCTGACTGCAAAAGCTTTGGGTGATTATGCGGCAGTTGTACCTATTTCATTATTCACTCAAAAGCGTGGGAAATCTGGGGCGGCAGCTCCTGAAGTAATCAGACTAAAGGGTAGACGATTTGTAACTATGCAAGAACCTGATGAAAAGATTGCGCTGAATACTGGTTTGATGAAAGAGATCTGTTCTTGCGAAAAGATGTACGCGCGTGACCTGTTCAAGTCAGGCACGGAGTTCGAAGTTCAAGCTAAGTTTCATCTTGCTTGTAATGACAAACCTGAAATCAATTCAACGGATGGTGGTACATGGCGCAGACTGATGGTTATCAACTTTACTTCCAAGTTTGTTGAGAAACCGGTAGAATCATTTCATTATCCGATTGATGAAACTATTCAGCACGCAGTAAATTCTGTAGGCTGGGCAACACCGTTTCTGAGTTATCTGATTTCAACGTTCAAGAATGGACACGGTTATCATAAACTGGTTCCTCCTGGAAAAGTCATGGAATATACTACAGATTATCGTAATGATAATGATGGTATTGCTAGATTTATCACAGAAAAGATCGGAGAACCTTTGGAAGATTCATTGGTATCCAAAGAAATGCTGAGATCTACATTCAAGCAATGGAAGATTCAGAACGAGCAGATGTCTCTGACTCCTTCTGATCTGGAAAAAAGAATTGTGGAATTGTACGGTAAGTATTCAAAAGGCGGTTGGCCTACATTCAGAATTCTCGACGCTTAATGCTTTCGAGTTTTACGTTTATGTTTACGATGTTTACGTCCAAGGGTTTTTCCTCCTCCTTCTAATCCAATAATTTTGTCTTCGGTAATACCACCAGGACTTCTATTGGTAATATACTTAAGTGGTATTGTTATAATCTTTTGTGGTTCTACACGTTCAATTACATGTGGCATAATAGACTTACTACCATCGTTTTCCGTCTCTGGCACTTTAACTCTTTGACCAACTGAATATTTCGGAGCACTCATTTTATTTTAACGCAGGTTTTTTTAACGACGGTGAGTTCGGCGTTTACGTCTACCTAACATACGATCACCCTTTGCTGTTCCAAGAAGTTTACGCATACTTTTTCCTGATGCCGGATCATAACCAAAATGTTTTTTTAGACGACGACCAGCAGTCATGGCCATTGTTTGACTTTCTCCTACAGCATTTTGAACTGAGGCAGGTAAGGTTTGAGATACTAGTGGCGGACTAACAGGTTTACTTTTGAAGACAGATGGCGTATAATCTGAAATAGCTTGTGACCACGTTCTTGCGTTCGGGTCATCTGGACCAAAAATTCCGCCGCCGCGTTTTCTTCTGTGTCGAGGCATTTACTTTACGCAGAGAAGATATCCGCAAGCGTCTGGGAGCTATCTGCGACTAGCGACGACCAGCCACTGGAACATATTCTTTTAAGTAAGGAAGGGCAAAGGATACTACCGCAAAAACTACAGCTAAGTTTAGACCTTGAACTAGGAGGTCGCCAATATTTAGTTTGATCCCACCAAGAACAATGACTAATTTCCCGACATCACCTTCTGCTGAAGCTAGTGGAGATAACATGGGCAGAACTAAGTCACGAATTACGGCATTAAAAAACTTGGTTAGGGACATACCCACATAAATAGCAACTGCAAACGTAACTACCTGATTATCTACCATTTAATATAATGGATACAAAATTCTGGGGACCTTCGGGATGGAAACTTCTTCATCTAATAACTTTTGAACGTGGATCTCTCCAGAAGAAAAAAAAGTTATTCTCTGTTCTTGGTCAAGTTCTTCCTTGTAAATATTGTCGTCAATCTACATCTGAATACATTCGTGATGAACCACCTCAAAATAATTTAGCATTATGGTTGTACAACCTTCATAAAAAAGTTAATCATAAATTAGAGTCACAAGGATTACACGCAGCTCCTAATCCTGGATTTTCACAAGTTGTCAGAAAATATCGTGAAGACTTAAAAACTGCTTATCTTCCCGGAATACCTTTTTTGCTATCTATGGCTTATAATTTTGATTCAGAAACACATTCACGTGAAGCACATCAACAATTTTGGGAAGCTTTGAAAGACTTATATCCTAAAAAAGGATTACCACGTGTCCCTGAAATTCACGATTGTTATTTTCGTGATGTGTACGACATCTTAGTGGAAATGGGATTTCAAGGATCTTATACAGAAACATTGAAAGCAATAGCAAAACATAAAAGTTCCTGCTCAAAAAAAACCTTTAGAGGTCGAACATGTCGACGCACTAAACGGTAATCAGCTTCATCCTAGTGTAATCATCTTCGGTGTCAAGAATAACTTCAAGAACACGTCTGACCACGCAGGAATACTTTTCAGACAGGATAGGGATAAACTCCTCACACTTCCTGATAGTGACTTCTCGAAGTTTTGTGTACTTGAGAAGAATTCGGAACCTTGGATTCAGCAATTGAGCCAGAGCTTTTGTTAAGCTGTGCTCATCATGCTGTTTTGACAGCATTCTGCAGTACTGGTCCCTCACTGTAAGTGCGTGGTGCTCTTCTGCTTGCTGCCGCGTAAATTTGCGCACAACAGGGTCAGGATAAATCTTGTTTAGGTTTATCCTGTCCTCGTACTCCAGGTACTTGAACATTAGCTCCCACATGTGGGTATTCTGATAAAGCCCGTCCATTTTTTGGTAGGCTACAATTTTGTAGCATTAAATTCCATTTTAACATGTTATCCAAAATAATTCAAATGACTTGTGCTATATGCTGGGATTCAATGGACATGGAAGAATTTCAAGATGATAAAGACTCTACAGAAACATGTTTCAAACTAGATTGCGAACACGCATTTCATACAAAGTGTATTGTAATGTGTCTTCTCAAATCTAAACATTCATGTCCATTATGTAACAAAGAAAAAGAACCAAAAGAAGAATTAGAAATTGTCGGACTAGCTCGTAAGTTATGTACAGAAGCATTACGTGATCCTGAAATTTCAGTTATCAGACATGAACTGTATGAGACTCTATCTGATTATCAAGAAAATCTCCGACAACATAAAAAACGTTGTCTGGAAGCAGTTCAAGCAATAACTAAAGAAATGAAAATTACTGAATATCGATCACATCTTTTGTATACAATTGGATTGTTGAAACGAAAAATTAAGAGTAAAGTTACAGAAATGGGTCCTAAATATGTAGGAGCAGCTCTTTTTAAAGAAAATAGATGGGATACATCTTTAGTTGAAAAATTGATATTGCCATTATATGCGAGTCGTAAATGGCGTTTTTACAGATTAAAACATCCGCGATTTTATTGTGATATTATTAAGACTGCGAGGAATAAATGAATTGGCTACTTCCAATTGTAATAGGAACTACAGCTATGGTATACGTACATTCTTTTAATCGCATGTTTAAACTGTATGAAAAATCAGAGCGAACTCTAACCTTGGATAAAGTATTCAACTAACCATGTGTGCGAATACATTTCTATAAGAATGAGCGCCTGCTCTTCTGTATAGCATTGTTCCGTCACAACTTCCTCCTCCGGATTGTACACATTGGTGAATCGAACGGTATAAAGCTGCATCCTTTTAGGATTACGAAACAATAAGTTATTTATCCGTTTTTCGCTGAATACAGTAAAGATGTTTGATGAAGAAACTTTAAAAGCTTTACAAAAAGCATATAATTCTGAACATCCTAAAGATCCCATTACCGGAGATATTTGGAACTCATTGAAGACTAAACTACATAAAAAATGTCGGGCTGGAAAGACTTCATGTATTGTTGCTCATTTGCTGACACGACCGAAAGCTCCTGATTCTTGGATTACTAAACCAGAAGATTGGTTATCATCTACAGACATTGAAAATGTAGAACGCGGTTTTGAAAAGTTATTTCCTAAGTATAAGTTTTTAGGATGTATTCCAATAGACTTTGACCTAAAATCTAATTCTGGTCAATGTTTAGTTAGTGTTTTGTGTTCTTTACATGTTAAAGACTTGTACGCAAAAGGGACCCGCCAAATTGGAATAGTATTCAATACGGATAAACATGATGGACCAGGTAAACATTGGTTCGCTTTGTTCGCAGATGTAGATGAAACTCTAGAATATCCTCGTATAACTTATTTTGATTCGTATGCTACCAAACCTGAAAAAGAGTTGAATGTTTTGATGACAAGATGGAAAAATGAGATTGATGATATGGGGTTAGGTAAGACTGTCTTAACAAGAAATTCAACAAGGCATCAGTACAAAGATTCAGAGTGTGGTATATATTCTGTCTATTTTCATTACTGTTGTCTCCTAGGTATTCCTTTAGATGAACGTATTCCTGATGATGTGATAAATAAATTTCGTAAACTTCTTTTTAAGGTAGGATAATAATGGAAGAAACACCCTTTCTACAAAGATGGGGACCTCCTGTATTTATTGTGTTAATGATTATTATTGGATTACTTCTGATTTATCGTACTATTGCAGGATCGGATATGGCAACAGTAAAACGAGCATCTCTAACTATGGGAACGTATGAACAGGTAACTCAATTAGTTCCTCTAGGATGTCCGACCGGAGATGATACACGATTATGTGATTATTATATAGCATCATCATCCTATTCTGTATTTCCGTCATCTTCAGTATACGATTATGTTTCTGATGGAATTTTGCCTCTTGTTATCAAAGCAGGAGCTCGTCTTGTAGAATTAGATGTGTACGCCGATGAAAATAATAAACCAGTTGTCGGCTTAAAAAATGAAACTATGGGATACGATTATGCTAAAAATTCCGTATCATTTGAATCTTGTTGTGTATCTATAGCAAATACTGCCTTTAATAAAGTTGAAACTAAGACAGCTTCTGATCCTTTTGTGCTCAGCTTAATGTTTCATACGAATAAACGAGATGTTATGGAAGCTTGTTCTGAAATATTGAAACAAACTTTAGGTGGATACTTTTTACCATCTAAGTATGCGTATGAAGGTCAAGGAACTTTAGATTTAGCTTCTGAACCAATTTGTAATCTTGCTGGAAAACTTGTGATTGTTTCAGGTCCTGAAGTAAAAAGTGTACCTGTAATGCATGAACTCGTAAACTTATCTTGGGGATCTTCTAACTTACGTCGTTTATCATTTATGAACGCTTCGCAACCGTATGATCACGAAGAATTAATTGATTCAAATAGAAAGGCAATTACTATGGTCATTCCTGATCCTGATCCTGATTTGAAAAATAGTAATCCTACTGTTTTATTCGGATACGGCTGTCAATGGATTATGATGAATTATGGTTCTTTAGACGCAATGATGGAAATCTATATAGGTAAGTTTCAGCAAGGAAGTGTACTATTAAAGCCCAGTTATTTAAGGTACAAACCGGTCGTCTACAAAAAGCCCGCCCTCCCTCCTCCTGAACATTCTTTTCAACCTATGGCTGCCACATCTCCGATTTACGACCATAATCCTAAGACTGGAGATAAGTCAATTGTATTTTAATGCCTTCCCGAGTATTTTCCTGCGTTTAAATAAAATGGCCAACAAGTGGATTACGCACATCAAGAAAACGATGAAAACGATGAAGAGTCGTGGCACGTACAAGAAAGGTATGGGACTCAAGCAAGTGATCAAGGAAGCCAAGAAGTCCTGGCACAAAGTCAAGGGCAAGCGTGGTGGTGGTGAAGACTCATCCTCCGAAGAAGAGGCAGATCCTCCTATGGGTGGACGTCGTCGTCGCAAGCATGGTAAAACTCAAAGACGTCGTAAGCACTAAAAAATTATGCGTATGAACATATAAATGGGAGGCGGTCTTCTACAATTGGTAGCTTACGGAGCTCAAGACGCGTATATTTCTGGGAATCCTCAGATCACGTTTTGGAAGGGTCTATACAAACGACACACCAATTTTGCTATGGAGCCATTCCGTATCAACTTTAACGGCGAACCTAACTGGGGAACCAGACAGACTGCCATCATTAACAGATACGCAGATCTCCTCTTTTCTACATATGTACAACTAGAACTTCCTACGAATAACTTAGCAGGATCACCGGCAGAATGGAATCATGGTACCACTAAAGACGGTTATCAGAACGGAATTTTTAGCCCTCTTGGATTCAATTTTATTGATCGTGTAGAACTTGATATTGGTGGTCAAATTATTGATCGTCTGTATTCTGAATATATGTATTTATGGTCATCTCTTACTCACGATTACGATAAGCGTAATAAATTAAGCGAAATGCTTACTAATGAAAAGTATACTATATCAACTCTTCAATTTAATGCTAATCCTGGATGTACAGGTGGAAATGGTCGTCAATCTTTACCTAACGTATTGTACATTCCCCTGACGTTCTTTTTTACTAAGAATCCCGGAACTGCTCTACCTTTGATCGCCTTACAATACCATGAAGTTAAAATTAACGTAATCTGGAAATCTCCTGAAGCAATTGCTGGAAATTACACAACAGGCATTCAAACTCTTCCACAAGCAACTTCTGCCTCACTCTATATTGATTACATTTATCTGGACACAGATGAGCGCAGACGTTTTGCTCAACAGAGTCATGAATACCTCATTGAACAAGTCCAGTTTAACGAAGATGTAGGAATCAGTTCTGCGTCCAAACGTATTGATCTAACCTTTAATCATCCTGTCAAAGAACTTCTGTGGGTTGTACAACCTACTTGCTACACTAACTGTAAGGCAGAACGAACAAATTACAGAGCAAATCCGACAAATGCTGCTCAGAATCGTCTGACTCCTTATGTTTATGACGTTCCAGCTGTATTTGAACAGCATCTACAAATTAACGGCCAAGATCGTCTAGAGAGACGTTATGGTGACTACTTTAACAAGGTTCAATCCTATCAACACCACACAGGTGTTGCTCCTGGATTTGGTGTATACATGTATTCTTTTGCTGTAAAGCCTGAAGAACATCAACCTTCTGGAACTTGTAACTTTTCTCGTATTGATACGGCTACTCTGGTTGTGACGATGGACGGTGGTGTGACAGTTGATCAAGGACAAGGAGATGTGTGGGATATGCGTATGTATGCGATCAACTATAACGTTCTGCGTATTATGTCTGGCATGGGCGGATTAGCATTCTCCAATTAATTGTCTTAATATAAATGGATTCTTATTCACAACTTGGTCAAGATCTAGATGTACTTAAACTTTATTCCAATAAATCGTCAGGAACATTTATTGAAATAGGAGCATCTGATGGAAAAATGTTATCAAATACATATTTACTTGAACAGATAGGTTGGAAAGGTATTTGTGTAGAACCTATCCCTGAAAAATTTGAACTACTACAAAAAAATAGAAAATCTATAAATGTTAATAAGGCTGTATATAAGGTATCTGGGCAGGATATAACATTTACAGTGGCAATAGAATCCCTCCTTTCAGGCATTACTAGTGAAATTGACAAATATCACACTGTAAAAAATACTGGTACTACCATTTCTGTTAAAACAATAACTCTAAACGATTTAATTAAAGAATCTGGACTACCAAACTTTATAGAGTATTTATCCATAGATACAGAAGGATCTGAATATGAAATTTTAAAAGCATTAGATTTTAGTAAATATACTTTTGGAACAATTCATGTTGAGCATAATTTTGTCATGCCAAAACGTGAACAAATTCGTTCATTACTAACGTCAAATGGCTACAAATTTTTACAACAAAATAGGCACGATGATTATTATATCCATAACTCTCTTAATCCGCCTAAGAAAATAAAACTAATTCCTAAGTTTTTTTGGTCTAAAAAATTTTCCAGAATAAACTAAAATGCCTCCTAAAACATTGAAACGAGGATCTAGAAGAGAAGTATGGAACGGCAGAGCTCAAATGACTGCTGGTGGATTAAAAAAGGAAGATCTTACCAAAAATAAGAGAGGACGTATTGTTTCTGTTAAAAAATGCCAAACGATGAAAAAAACATATAAGGGATCGGATTCTGAGGAGGAACCTGAGACTAACGAGCCTCAACCCAAGGAACCCAAGGAACCCAAGAAGTCTACAGGAGGATTCTGGAATTTATTTGAATAATATAAATGAAACAGAAACTTATTTTTATTACTGGAAATGCTAATAAGCTCAGAGAAGTTCGACAAATTTTAGGCGATGATTTTTGTGTAATTAATGTGAATGTAGATCTTCCGGAAATTCAAAGTACAAGTGTTGAAGAAGTAATTTCTGAAAAAATCAAAGAAGCTGAAAAGGTTTTTTCAAGAAAAGATGTTGTTCAGCATATACGAAAACAATTCGAAGAACAAGGTGAAAAATTAAAAAATTCATCTGATTTCACAGTTGTATGTGAAGATACTGGATTTCATATTGATTCATTAAACGTAGGAGAAAAAGCCGAGAAAGGTGATCATATGTTTCCCGGAGCTCTAATTAAATTTTATTTACAAGCGTTGGGAGCAGAAGGAATTATCAAACAATGTAAAGGTTCTGATGCTAGACTAACTTGTTATATTGGAATCCTGAAACACGGTGAAATTAAGAAACCAATTTCAGCAGTTGTAGAAGGATCAATTGCTAAAAAGTTTGTTGCTGGAGGATTTGGATTTGATCCTTGTTTTGTTCCAGAAGGAAAGAAACAACCGTACAGTCAATTATCCGCTGAAGAAAAAAATGAGATTTCTCATAGAGCACTAGCTTTTAGAAAATTAAAAGAGTATCTGAAATAATGACTTTAAGCACATTCTCACAAGAACTATAAAATGTATTCGGTGGAAGCAAAGACTGTACAAACCGGCGCTGTCAGGACTCTGGTTGAAGCTCTGAAATCTATTTTGGTTGAAATGTCTTTATTGTTCGATAAAGATGGAATCAAGATGATTGCTATGGATAATACTCGTACAGTTCTTGTTCATCTCCGTCTACACGCAGATAAGTTTGAAAAGTATGACTATAATCATAGTTCTCCTAAATTCATTATTGGAGTAAACACAGATCATCTGTACCGTATTGTACGTACAGCTACAAATGATGATATTCTTTCTTTTTATATTGAAAAAGATGATCCTAATTCGCTAGGTATTATTATGGAAAATTCCGAGAAGAAACAGATTCACAAGTATAAACTCAACTTGCTAGACAGAGATGAACCTGATCTTCAACTTCCCGATACTGAGTTTTCTACTCGAATTACCATGCCTTCAACTGACTTCCAAAAAATCTGTCGTGATATGACTCTGTTATCCGCAAAAACTATTGAGATTACTAATGTTGGCAATTCTCTATCTTTTACCTGCAAAGGACATTTTGCTTCTAGATCAACAACTATGGGAGATAATGATTTCAATATTCAGAAGAAAACATCTGAAATCATTAGTGAACACTTTTCTTTGCCTCATCTTGTCTTGTTTACTAAGTGTACAAACCTTTGTAACAATGTAGAAATCCATGTAAAGAATGGATGGTTTCTAATGATCAGGTATGTTGTAGCAAACCTAGGCGAAATTAAATTATGTTTGATGCCTTGTTCTACCTAATCAGTCCATTTGAATACACTCTTTAACCAGATTACCAATACTGCTGAAACTAAAACGTTTATAGCACCAGAACTCATATCTTCATATGTTTCATCGTAATTCGATTTGAACATATGATCAATAAAATCTGGAGCAAAATTCTTTGTTGGATCTTTGTGATGTCTTCCATGTGTCTCGGATTTCAGCCAAGAATATTGAATCATATGATAAGTTGTATACGTCAATGACAGCAAAAGAATTACACTAAAAGGAATGACCCAATCACCAGTAATCCATTGGATGAGTACTGGAAACAACATAAAATAACCGAGTTCCAGAATACCTTCAAGAGGTAAAGCTAACCAACGTGGTAAACACGCATCGTGATGTAACCAAAAATGAAAATTTAACCAGTGATCATTTGGCAACAGATGTAACAATCTATGCGAAAAATAATAGTTGAATGCCATTAGAGATCCACCAACAAGACATGTTGGCCATGGACGATCTGGATATACAACTGCAATTGTACATAACGCAAAAGTTAGAATCGCATAGCCATAATTATCTAGTAAAATCATCTGTTATTTGTTTCCTTCGATTAAATAATGTTCATTATAGTCTTAGCATTGTTCATATTGCTGTTTAATCCGTGCTTATACTCTTGCGTAACATGGAATTATTCATTGATGGCTTTTATGGGCCTTTTGGGATACACTAACATAATTGCCTTTACTGTTGTGTTTCTAGTCTATATGATTCTTCCTTCTTCAATAGTAAAAGAGATCTTGCTGTATTTCAAGGATAGAATACGTGAAATTTTTAAGACTAGAATAATTGAAACAGAGTCCAATATCAGAAAAACATTTCAATTAAACGTCCAATATCCTATTCCCCCGAAATCAATCAATATTTGGCATCCACATGGTATTTCTGGAGTTACTCCAGTAATTCATAATGGGTATCGTATAACAAGTCCTGAGTACAAGCCTACTAAAGGTGTTGTACATTACGGATACTTTATGCTTCCATTTATCAAAGACATTATTCCTTTATTGAATGCCATACCTTCTGATGAATACAGTATTCGTGATACCCTGCAAACAGAATCTATTTCTATTACCCTTGGAGGTGTAGATGAAATGAGAAGAAGTTCTCCTAAAGATCTTCAATTAGTTGTCAGAAAACGACGAGGTATTTTTAAGATAGCGCTGGAAATGGGTGTACCTATAGTTCCTATACTAACATACGGTGAACAAGAAATATTCCCAGAATCAGATCTTGGAATCTTGAAAATGTACAATGAATTAATGTACGATTGGTTCCGATTTCGTATTCCATTCCCAACATTGAACTCTGTGATCAATTGGACTCGATTATCGCAAACAGCTTTGGAACCTATTGTTTCATATACAGGTAAACCTATACGAACAAAAAAGATTCCCAATCCTACAGAACGACAAATCAAAAAGCTCAGAGATCTTTATATTCAAAGACTCCAAGACTTATTTGATGAAACTAGTCCTCCCGGATATACCATGACTATTTTGTAGATCTTGATTGATGCGGTGTATACACTACATCATCCGTGACCTTGAAGTAAGTCAGGTTCTGGTTCAGAAACTTTTTATCATTGATTTTTGTAGATGTGTTCCACAGTTTAATGATGTGAAACTGTCCCTTGGGAGAAATTGAAATTCCAGCAAGAGATTCCTTGTGTTGAACTAGAAGTTCTTCCGTGATACAATGAACCATCAGATCCACAAACGTGGTGTGTGATTGTTCAGCATCGATCTTCTTAGACCAAGAACCGCCTCCTCGATGTTCTTCAGCTTCCCACAAAGGTTTCAAGCCTTTGCGCATAAAGAAGTACATTCCAGACTCCCAAGCTTCCTTAGGAATACTGTCAATGACAGACCAGAATTGTACAGGTGTTGTAAAGGGAGCTATTTCAATGTAACTTTTCAAAGAATAGTCACGGTTTTCGGGGTCATGATACCACAAAACCCAAGTTGTCTTGAGTTTGGTGGTTTCGGTAGACTCCATTTTGTTATAATTGTTCAGGGTTACTTTAAAACGAATTCGTTTTGATACTGATAGAGTAAACAAAAAAATGGAGTTCACAAGCGCTTTGATGTATTCTATGCGGTTTGTCCAGAAGATTGATCTTCCGGATATTATTAAGCAAAATATATCCAAGCTCAGATTGGTTCAGGCTGCCTACAGACCTGGACGATTTGTGCGGAAGGTTCAAGATTCAAACTGGAGAGAAAAGGTTCTCGTAGACTACGTTCGACGAGTCCGAGAAGTCGAAGATCCAGATTATGATCAGATATTCTCAATCCTGAACAAGGTTGCTAAGCCTACTTTAGACGTTCTGTCTACGGAAGCCATAGCTATACTTGCTAAGCGAGATAAGGAATTTCGTCTACGAGTAACCACCTTGTTGTTTGACAAGGCTATTCGTGGATCATTTTATGCTGGGATTATGGCAGAGTTTGCTTTGAAGCTGAATTCTGTTATCCCTGAAGTATCTGAAGACTTGGAAGCGAATGCTTCTATGTTTGGAACTTTGTACGACATGTCAGGAACACTGACATTTCCTCGTGCTGATGAAGAAGGATTTGAAGATAAGATTGTGGCGTGGTCAAAGCAAAAAGATGTCCGTCGTGGATATTCCCGATTTCTGACTCATCTCTACATCGTGGAACTTGTTCCTGGAAAGATTCTGCACGAATCAATGCAAAAGGTCCTGGGAGATCTGGAAGATACTGTTGTACAAGCCAAGACTGAAAAGTCCGAAGAAAATGTTACACAGTATGCTGACTTTCTCTTCGAAATTGCCAAGCTTCTTCCAAAGACAGCTGTGGAACTTCGAGGATTGATTCAGTCAAGAGTCAATGCTGTTCTGAAACGACCTCGTGCTGAACTTCCAAGCTTGAATATGCGATCCAGGTTTAAACTTGAGGACACATTCAAGTGCGTACAGGCGTCATGAGAACGCGTTCAGAGAATTCGAACATTTTCAGTTCACAAGACAAATGGCTCTACCCAGTGCAGCAGTTCTTTTAAAAGTTACTGAAGTTGCAATCAAGGAAGATAAACCTGTCTTTTTTGATTACTATCGCGATTCTTGCGAAAAGAAATGTTGTATTGGTGTACAAGACAAGATTAAGTACCTTGTAAAGTCCAATGATGAGTACACGTCTACTATCCAGCAAGTATTCAAATGTGAGAACTGTTTCATTGTGATGACTGAAAATTCTTTGTACGTTGTAGATGCTTCCATTCCTGTCAAGAGAGTAAATCCGCCTACAGAAGACAAGAGTTCTTAAGAGAATGGAGTTGGAGTTTCCTTGTCCGCATTATATCTTGTATGAACCCTTAAATGATACTGAAACAATCAAGTTTGTTGAACGGTACAAAGAAAAGTTCAGAGATCGTATTGAAGTCGAAGAGATAGATGCGTGTATCCTCTATTCATCAGACATGTTTTCCCAACGATTTTCATCATGGATTTCAGAAATTCCTAAACAGACCGGAAACTTACGTATTATGATAGTTTGGCATGCTGAATTTTTGACTTCTGCGTGCCAACAAATGTTAAGACGACAATTAGAACAAAGATCATTTAGAAATAGAGTATGGTTTCATGTAGAAAATCCATCAGGAATTCAGAGCGCCATTGTAAGTCGTTGTATTACAAAACGGATGCCAACCATAATAAAGACACCAGAATATACAAAGGAATGATCCGTCTCTTCACTGATGGAGCATGTAAATCAAATGGTAAGCGTGGGGCACAGGGGTCCTATGCTTATTATTTTCCGGAGAATCCTGAATGGTCAGGTGCTTTCCGCATTCCTGAAACAGAAGCTCAAACAAATAATCGCGGAGAACTTCTTGCTATTCATGCCGGTGTTCATAAAGCCTTGGAAATGACAGACGCATCACAAACTGAACTACATATCTTTACTGATTCAACATATTCACGAGACTGTCTGACAAAATGGATCCCAGGTTGGTTGAAAACACAATGGAAGACCGCAGCAGGAAAGGATGTTACTCATCGTGACCTGATTGAAGAAACTGCCATGCTTCTGACAAAATTTAAACGTCATCAAATTTCGTATGTACGAGCTCATACGGGTGGTCAAGATGACTTATCTAAGAATAATGATATTGTAGACAAGATGGCTGTACACGTTCTGATTCCTGAAGAAGTAAAGGTAATTTCTACTACAGATTCTCTCTTTCCGGGAATGGACTTTAAAATGATGGGTCCGCCAATAGATCAAGATGTTATCACAAAATGGTGTCTGGAAAATTTAGATAAATTAGATCCTAAACATCTGGAAACAGCCTTGTTTATGGCATTCCAAAAAACAGTTCACAAGATGGGGTATCACGTAGAAAGTCAATTAATCAATAAGAAAAAAGTTGCTCGTCTCACGTCTAAAACGAATATTGTAGAAGGTACTACTATAATTAAGAAAGAATGAGTGTCTATCACTTTTGGTCTAAAACATGTCCGCCATGTCAGAGACTGAAACCAGTATTCGCTGACTTGAAAGAGGATCATCCTGGAGTTTCGTGGATTTCTGTAGACATTCATGACGACCCAGAAAAACTTCGAGAAAAGTTTGGAGTTACACAAGTTCCAACTCTAGTCTGTGTTACACCAACTGGTGTACACAAACATACAGGCGGAGATGCTATTGGATATTTTAGATTAATGCAGGTGTTCAAGTAGTCGCCAAGGCTACGCATTAATTTTTTCAGTCACTAGCTGACCGTTTTTATATGCTTCACATACAAATTCATCACCTTCTTCAGATTGATCTTTTGAACATTGGGCACCTGTACGAGGTACCAATTTTTGAAAGACTGTACTTTGCTTAGATCCATCCCAACCTGATCCAGATAACATGTTCTCGCGATTACCCATTCCAGAATTTGAATTTGCTTGTGCCAATCCCTTTGTATTTTGAAATGGTGTTAACCACCATGCTGTTCCTTTAATAATTGCGTATCCAATACCACCCCATGCAGCACCTTGAAGTATGGCAAGTGCTCGATATGACGCAGAGTCTACATAATACTGCGAACAACCTGAAGAATAGAATAATCCTATTTGAATCACAAGAAGTAAAGGAGCTGAAACAAGTAAAGAAGTATTTACTGCTAGATCACGCTGTGTAAGTGCCCAAATTAGATAATATGTCAGTACAGTTGTTGAAGCTACTAAGTTCATTGGCATAGCACGATTTTCAAAGCCTTCAAGACCAGGAATCATACACCATCCCGTACCAGGTTGTTCTGGTCCTGCTGTAGCCCATGAACTATGTCCAAACGGTAATCCAAAAACCCAATTCATTGCTACACTCAGAAGCCCAAACAAACTAGCAATGGAATAACGAAAATCTTGCCCAATCATATCAGCAACAAACCCAAACGTAATCAATCCAAACGGAATAAAGTTAACCACTGCAAACAAGAATGCAGAAATACCTACCCAGACACCTGATCCGTATCCATACACGAAATATCCGTAACCTGCTACAGCAACAAGTACTACAACAACTAATGTAGTCAGAATTACTCCCACGTAATCCAATGTATTCCAATTCTTAGGATCATTTTCTGACATTCTTATTTATATGTGAGACTTTTCAGAACAAAGTCCTGCTTCTAAACAAATGAGTATCTTCTCTTCACAGACAACGTGGACCGGAATGTGTGCCGGTGCTAATCAGAGTCCTATCCATCTTTCTCAAGGGTCTGCAAAACCATGTAAAGGAACCTGCGACTTAAAAGTTGATGGTACAAATGCTACTTCCGGAATGGTTGCTGTTTCCGACGAAGGTTTAGTTTTACAAGGACAAAATTATAGTGGATCTCTTGGTTCATGTACATACAATAATATTTCATATAGTTGTTATATGTTATTAATTAATCATCCTAGCCATCATACCATTGAAAAGAATTCGCAGGCTGATGGTGAAGTTATAGCTATATTTATGTCAGCTCAAAGGGAAAGATTACAAGTCTGTGTACAATTTTATGTGAATCCTTCCCCTGGTCCATCCATAGATTTTTTTAAGCAGATAGTGCCTTATGCTACTACAACCAATCAAACCATGCTTCAATTGACCGGATGGTCATTACAGCAAATGATTCCTGATGATGGCTCATATTATGTGTACGACGGTTCATTAGTATTTGGCGAATGTACGCCTGCTGAAACAATTGTGTTCAAGTCATCTATCAATATTGATCAGACAGATTTTGCTTTATTAGTCAATAAGGTTACTGCGGGATCTCGTAATATCCAAGCTCTGGGAAACCGAGAAATATTTTTTAATAGTGGGCCTGATATGGGATTTATGCCACACGATAACAAGACATATCTAGTTATGAAACCGTTGAAACCTCAGAAACAGAAAAAGCCAGAAATCTCCAAAGTCGACTTAAAAACAACATCAGCAAGAGAAGCGGCCAAAGAGCCAGGTACAGTATCAAAGGTTGCTAAACATGTGAATGATAATTGGGATGCTTTCGTCGAAGGATTTTTCTTTGTTTTTTTCACGGGTCTAGTTATACTTGGTTTAAGATACATGTATCCAAAAGTTAACGTATTAACTGGAGTCTACGACTGGGTCAAAAATACTACAGGAAAAAAAGCAACTCTAGTGGCTAAGCCTGTGTCCAGTACTCTTCCTCCTCAACAGTAGAACCGCTTTCAGTTGACTCAATGTCTGCCTTGCGAAGATTCATCTGATACTCATCTTCACGAATACGACGTCTGATCTTAGACTGAAGTTTGTCTTTCCACTTCTTAGTGTCTCCGGGTGCTGATTGCCACTTGTCTTTGGTAAACAAAGTCCAGTGAGTTCCGCCATTTTGTACATGCTGTTCCCATACATCCCGTTCCTTTCGCTTCTCGTAGTAACTACGAGTTACTGCTTTCCAGTCAATAGAAGAAGACCAACGTCTTCCGTTCAAATAGAACTGAGTGACCCAGTTCTTGTAGTCGTTCTGGTCCATGATACCGATATACGGTTCATAGCTAGGAGCGGCCATTCTTTTTATTAATCACTGAAAAAGAGGAAACAAATTCGTTTTTGATTATTGAAAACGGAACTTAACTGGTTGATGATAAAATATACAATGGTCTCTGGAATTGCTGTAGAATCTTCTGGTATTCTAAAAGAATTGTCTGTTCCCATCAAGACTCCTGATGTTCTTTCTTGGTTGAGAAAGAAGTTCAAGAAACCGGGTATGCAATTCCAAGGAAAAATTCAAGATCCGGGAAATCCAGAACGATGGTTGTCTGTATTTGGATGTCCAACTGATGATGATGAAGATATCAATCCACACATTCTGCCACCTCCTCTTGAAGATGAAACGTATACTGGAACTATAGTTGTTCTTGCTGTTGGATCCGATCAAGATGATTATGAAAAAGATGCGGCCGAATATCTGAATATCAAGACTGAAGAATACGAAACGTTGTACGCAATGTGGCAAGTTGAAGAATTGGAAGAAGAAGAATCAGATGAAGAATCAGTAGAAGAAGTTGTTCATCGAACTGTTAATCCTGTAATAGTTCAAACTAAAAATGTCTTTGTTGACCATCCGTTTCGAGAAAAAGTTGTTTCAAACTTTAAAGAAGTTATTGATATTCCACTAGAAGAAGAAATCTTGAAAGCTGTAGTTGATTATTCTAAGACTAATGGTATTGATGTAGACTGGAATAACAAAGTGTTTTGGAACACGTATCGCAGTAAGTCCGTAACAGTTTATCGAAATATTGATTTGTGGAAAGATCGCCTTCTTGATGGATTTGATATCAGAACATTTGTCAGAATGTCTGCCCAAGATGCTTGTCCTGAGCGCTGGCTTGATACATATGAGAAGACAGCTGAAAAGGATAAGAAGTTGTACTCGAAGTCGATGACAGCTTCTATCATGATGTTCTGCTCTCGTTGTAAAAAGACGACCGGATGCGAATATTATCAGCTACAAACACGTTCGGCAGATGAACCTATGACTACCTTTGTTACATGTTTGGAATGTGATAAGAAATGGAAGTTTTAAACTACGCGTATGGTAACTCGCGATTCTGGTTCTACAGGGGATGGTACATGCGTCTGGCCTCTAAAAACATCAATTTTATGTAGACCATTAACTTCTGTAGGTAATGCAATTCCTTGTGTTCCTTTAAACTTTTGATTGAATTCATCAATAATTTCTTGGGGACAGTTAGGAGTAGTTTCTGCCATACGTTCCATTGTTTCACGAACATGGCACAAAATAGTTTCAGCACTTGTTCGTTCATCTCGTGGTAAACTTAATTCAATAGATATTTTAGAAGAGATTTTTGCATAGTTTAAGTGAGCGATACGATGAGCTTCTGATCGTTTAGCATACGCAAAAAATCCTCCTAAAGTATTCAAGATTCCGACACTGATAGAAACAAGTCCAATTGCGATTGACGATGCCGGCGATGTTCCACCAAATAAAGTATCAGAGCCAACTGATGCTGTTCCGGCTAATGTAGACAAAACAATAACTGGAACTTGAATGAACGTATTATAGCGAGAAAGAAGAATTTCAGCACGAGTATGTAACCACGCAAGACCTCTACATCGTTCTCCTTCTTGTGCTAGAATATCTTCTAGTTGAGTAGACCATTCAATAATTATTTCATCATTCTTTTCTGACATTTATAAATCTATGATAAAAACAATGGTGTGGGTCTACGATGATCCTGTAAAAGATCCGTACGAAAAGAAGATGTACAAAATTCTTTTTAAACTCTTTCGCAATAAAGATGTTGCTCATCGAGGTGCTCGTAACTTAGGCTTATTCAAGTTTATGTCGCACAATAAATTTGAGTCGCCGTCAGAATTGAGACGCAATATTCTTTTACATGATAAACCCTTATTTAAACCTGGCGATGCTAAAGCCGTCTGGGAATTTTTCAGGCAAAAAGGCGGTGCTCTGACTAAAGACCAGTTACGTCAAATTAACGAAGATGGATTGAAACAGTTAGCTGAACAAGAACCTGTTCAACAAGAGGCAGAAGAGGTACAGGGATCGTATCAAAACGCAGAACCGTCTACTGAAGAACCTACTCAAGCAGAAGATACTTCAGGATCAGCGTATGATGCTATTGTTAATCGGTGGTTGAAATTTTGGTTTGCATTAACACCCACATTCCTACAAGATCCAATTAATATGATTAGTCCATTTTTGTATCCTTTGAAAACGTTGGAATCTATTCCAGTATATGGTGACACTTTAGCATTGGCAGTTGATGTTGTTGCCCAGATGAATAAAAATGCATCAAAAATGGCTCAGATGTACACACCAATGATGATGGGATTTCTTCCAATTCCTGAAGCATCTACAGTAGGTATTATTGTTGGCTATATGATTTCTACGATATTCATCTTTTTTAATATGATTATTTTTACAACTCGTCATCATTTTGGTGAAGCTTTTAAACAATCTTTGGCTCTAATTCCTTTCGTTGGAATGGCTCTTGAAAATTTTGCTGATTCTGGTGATGGCTTGTTAGGACGATATGGAAAAGCTCGTTTAAGAATTATTGATCAACTCAATGAATCTGGCATTTTTTCATGGTTAGGATGGTTGATTACTTGGACAACTGTCGATCCTTTTTATCAAGGTGATCCTGAAGAAGATGCTGAATGGCTAAAAGGTATGGCAAGTGAACATCTTAATAAAGCTAGAGCTTATGGATCAGAATTGTACAACAATGTTCAAGAAAATTTAAACAATCCAGAAAAACGAGCTGAAACTATGGCAAGTCTAAAACAACGTGCTCAAGAACTCAAAGAACATGCTCTGCAAAGTGTAGAACAAGTAAAAAATTCCCAAATAGCGCAGACCGTAAAAGATTCAACATCTAAAGGTCTAGCTTCCCTAGGAAACGCTGTAGCCCCTCCTCCACCAACATTATCACAAAAATTAAGTCGTGGTGTTGGTCTTACAAAAGAAGGAACCGTGGAAAAAATGAGACGCAAGGCAAGTGAAACATTAAAAAAAGGATCTACTGTTATCGGAAAACGGGGTGGTAAACGATTTTCGAAGATTCGACGTCATAAAGCTAAATGGCGAACCCAGAAATTAAAGAGGTAATTCGCTCATGGGTACGTCTAGATGATGAAAACAGAACATTGGCTGTGCGTCAAAAAGCCATTCGTGATGAAAAAAACAGACTGTCTCAAGAGATTCTAGAATTCATGCGATCTAATGAAGTTGATAATTTTAATCTGGAAGGAACTGGAATGGGCACAATTTCTAGATCTACAAGAACTTCTAAACCTCCTCTACGTCGTGATCAAATTCGAACTCAGCTTCTTCTCCAGTTTTCTGATCAACCGCAAAGAGTAGCTGAAGCTCTGAGAGCAATTGAAGGTGTTTCGGAAGGTGATGATATGTCTATTGTAGGAACGAAAAAAGAACTACTTTCTCGCAGAATTCCCAGAACTATGACCGTTTAAGTTTTTTCAAGGCTTCGGATGCAGCTATTTGTTCTGCTTGTTTTTTTGTTGGTGCTGTTCCACAACCAAGAGTTTTTCCTCCTCCGATAACAGCCATTGTGTATCCATTCTCTTCAGAAATCATCTTGTACGTCGGCGTATATTTCTGTACAGCTTGACACCATTTCTGTAGTTGATCTTTATAATTGGTATCATTTAGAAGAATTTTAGGGATATCAATATATCTTTCAATGAGACAGACAACGAATAAGTAAACAGTTTCAAATGAATACCCAGAATCTATCCATAAAGCACCTACAAACGCTTCCAAAATATCACCTAATTTTTTAGTATTTTGGCGACCAGCACAAGAATCTTCATTATGACGTGAAATAATGTAAAATCTGTCCAATCCTATTTTTTGAGTGAGACATCCTAACATAGCATTACAAACAATTTCTTTACGCAAAGTAGTAAGAAATCCTTCTTGCTGCGTAGGAAACCGTTTAGAAAGATATGTTGAAACTGTGACACCCAATACTGAATCACCGAGATGTTCTAATCTCTCATACGATGATTCAAATAAGTCTAGACAACCCGAAGGTTTTTCTGAAAGAATAGCTTTTTCTCCTGTAGGTGTTGTATAATCTGTTCTTCTGACATAAGAAGAATGAACCATTGCAGTCTGAAATACCGATAAATTTTTAGGTGTATACATACATTTATGTTTACTCAAGATGGTGTACACATCTTCTTGAGTAAACAGGACATTTTTAGCATTATACGGGTTATATTCCATTTGTAAAAAATCCAGAAGGATTTGAATGGATCCGTTTTCTGTTTAATCCCGGTGCGTCCAGGATATTCTCCAGTCCGTAACACGAGAACGTTGATCAGATGCTCGAACAATGAAGTTAAAGCAATCTGTTGGATCTAGTTCTTGTGTCGAGTTCCAATAGGAAACAATGTCAGTACGAAGGTCGGCCTTTGATAGATACCACGAACCTTTCCATGATCCTGGAGGATCAACTTTGAATGTTGCTCCTTGATGCTGGAAATTCCGAACTGTAGCAAACTCGGGAGTCTTCATCAGATCTACGATCTGCGTCTCAAGACCCTTGCGAATCTCACGTTCATTTTGAACTTCACGGTTCTTCTGCTCAATGAGCGTCTGAACCCGCGAATACTCGCTAGCAAGTCTACGAAGATTGTCCATTCTTTTTTATGGAAAAAAAGACTGTCAAAACAATCCGTTTTTTAATGTAGAGCATTCCATGTTTCCACCCACCCAAGAACAGCAGAATCTAGTTCTATCATAAGCTGTGGTAGACGTACAGTGTTTGCTGTCTGGAGTTCGTTAATCATACACTTAATGAGCCTAGAAGCTCCCTCCAAATTTTCCAGCAAGTACTGGTTCAGATTCTCCTTGTAGCCATAGTCTATTACTTCAACTTGAAGTTGTCGAGCTGTGATATAGCACATACATGTATTATACATGTCCATCTTTTGAAGATTTCACACCATATTCTTTAAATTCCGTTTCCAAAAACAAAAATTACTCTAGTTTCCCTTTATTCTTTTTGGTTGAATGCCCTACCCTGCGCATTTCAACTGTGATCGGGCTAGCCCCAACCTCCATAACTTTTTTCACTTCGTATGTCTACTCAGCGTATTTCTCATTATATCCCTCCTACGCCCCCTCCCGCGTATACCATAGTCACCTTGTGTGACTTCTGCTAGTTTCTACCTTTATTATTTTCATTCTTTTCAGTCTTACTCACTTTTTATCTAACCTTGTTTCCCTCTTAAAATCCATCAACTCTAAGAATGCTGTGCACCTCCTCGCACAAACACTGTCGTCCACTATAATCTAAATGTTTTCCACGCATTTAGACTATATGTTCGTCCGTCGATTAATACCTTTGCAAAGGGTATCATCCTGAATCCTCTTTAAAAGTCCACGTCTGTTTTCAAACGCCTTATGTACATGTCCGCTACTCTATAATTAGTGCAGTGTTCGTGTTTTATCTCGTTTAAGCATATTCATGGACTCTTTCTAAGAATCCCAATAACTACTATTCTGTAAAAAAAGAATCCGTTTTTACAACTTAAATCTACGTTTGAAATCTGCTAAAGAAGATTTAAGAGTCTTTTTATTCCAGAGTACCCATCTGGACAGCGCACCAGGCGTATCTGGTTTATTCCAATGTTCGCCCATACCAGAATGACGTTTCAGGTACCGAGAACGTCGTTTCGTATCCTTATGCTTCGTAAAATCAGACATTCCACGAGCTCCAAATGGTACTACTTTTTCTTTGCCGTTATCTTTCACAAAAACAGCATCCCATTTCTTTTCAGGTCTATGAGATCTGCGCAAAGTTTTCAAACGCATTTATTTATAAAGAAGGTTTTAAGGACGATTTATCCAGCTAGGAATCAATGATAATAAATAATCACTAGCATCTGGACACCTAAACCGATATCCATGCGCCATTCCTCCTACAAATGAAGCCTTAACAAATTCTGCATCAATTTCTTTAAAGTTTTTGAAGAAAGCTCCAACAATAAAGAATTCAGAAATAATAATAAACGAAAGAACAATCACGTTTGACAATAAAAGTTCTGTGATATTTAATTCATAATAATATGCTAGACCAACACCTGTACACAAAAAAGCAAATCCTACTATTTCACAAACTAAATAAGCATTTAATTTTATGGTTTTATTCTCTGCAGAAAACTCGTCAATTATTTCATTCTTAAAAAGATCCGCTGCAGTATTTACTGCTGTTGTTAAATTTTGTGTAGAGTTTATAGAGTTTAATAATGCCACATCTAGAAATTCAGGCTGTACAATATCAAATAAATCAGAGATTACTGAATAAGATTGTAATGGAGCTACATACTCGAAATAAAATATAGGTAAAAAAAGCAGAAAGAAAGCAGTGTGTACTAAAACTTCTACCCAAAACATCCTTATAACTATAATGGAAGATATCGTTCAACAAATTCCAACAGAAATTGTCCCAACCGAAAATGTATATATAAAAGCTTTGATTAATGGTTTAGGAGCAACAATAATTCTGTGGACATTTTGGACACCTTTTATTATTGGATTCGCCAGACCATTGGTGAATGCTCAAATTAAAGGATATACATGTGACTATTTAAGCTATCTTGGAGCCGGGCAAGCTATAACTTTTAATAATTCGTTACAATTATATTTGATGACTCTTCTTGATTCCGGTGTAATAAGTCAATCTCAAAGAGATTATATAGCAAATATTTTTTTTGTTAATCAAGGTAATGATACTGTTGCCGCAAATATTATAAATCAAGATCCACAAAAAAACTTGGATGACAACTTTTTAATTATTGTTCTTTTTGCAGTAACGTATTTTCTTGTTATTTTATCATGTTGTTTAGGAATTTATGCTCTTTCTAGCTGGTTTTCAATTGATTTAGGTCCCTTGTACAAATTTAATGCTGTTATGGCTCTGATTATTATCGCAATTGAAGCTACATTTTTTGGGTCTGTTGCTATGTCGTACATTCCTTTTGATATTAATTTGATTATCGAGCAATTAAAATTTAAATTGGATTCGTATTTATCTGATATTGGAAGTCAACAACTTGTAGATCCAGGTCCACCACCCATATCACCTGTACCACCTGTACCACCTGTACCAAAACCAGCTTGCCAATTTCAGGCTGCACCCTTACAAGATTACTTTATTGGAGACTGGGTTCAACCAACTACAAATTTTGGAACTTTAGATGAAGCTCAGCAAAGATGTATTTTAACTTCACAATGTGTTGGTGTAACAACCACGGGTGATGGAAATTATATTTTGACATCAACTCGTAATAAATATGTAGAATATCCTGGTACAACATATCAGAATAAAGGTTCAACGTCTTGGCTCTTAAATGAGTGTAGATAATAAATGCACGAGTGGTGTGATACCGTTGTAGAAATGTCAGATTGTGAACCTCATAATGCTAAACATATAAAAAAGATTTGTCATCATGTATTTCGATACATGTGTACACATAAATTCAAGGATGACAGAAAGTTTCGTGATCGTCGAGGTGTAGAATATGATGTATTCCTAGAATCTTTAGCTTCTTATCCGCCAGATATTGTACACGGTATTCTAGATTATCCTGGATTTCTAGAAAAGACTCATCAAGTTGCTCATAAACACAAGTCGAAAACGAATCGATCTAAAGATTAGGCTTATTATAATAAGAATGGGCGATACAATTATTGGTGTCCAATTTGGCATTGCCAACCCTGATGACATCCTTTCTAGGAGTGTTGTCGAAGTCAAGACTGATAAAACGTATCAAGGAGATGTACCTGCTGTAGGTGGTGTCTTTGATCCGAGATTTGGTGTTACTGAACAAGGTAAAGCATGTCCTACATGCAAGCAGACGCATCTGCTATGTCCCGGACATTTTGGACACATTCGTCTAGCTCGTCCTGTGTACCTCTATCAATTTATTGAAGTTATTCAAAAAGTATTGGCTGTAGTCTGTATTTCCTGTAGCAATCCTTATTTGCCCGATGATTATTTGGAAGATCTGGAAAAGACGTATAAAGGAACTCAACGTTTTAACGCTGTTCGTGAAGCAACTACTACTTACAAAGAACGTGACCTGAAAGAATCTTCATCTTGTGGCCATTGTGGATCTCAACTTATTAAAAAAGTGGCACGTGCTGACGGAAATGTCACTGCCCTCCAAGCCGTAACCTACAAAGATGATTCTGAACCTTTTCGTCTACAACCTGAACTTGTTTTGAGATGTTTTCAACGTATTACTGATAGACATATTGATCTTATTGGATTTAATCCTAAATTTTCACGACCAGATTGGATGATGTGTACGGTTCTAGCTGTTCCTCCGCTGACTGTACGTCCTTCCGTAGTAATGGAAGATAATCAGAGATCTGAAGATGATCTGACGCATAAGTTGATCGACATCATTCGTCAAAATAATGCTCTGCGTGACAAGATTGACAAGGGTGAGTCCGGAGACATTATTAACAAGTTTACTGATCTACTACAAATCCATGTAGCTACCTATGTAGATAACGATATCAAAGGCATGCCTCCGGCCGCTCAACGTTCTGGTCGTCCTCTGAAAACACTGAAAGCACGATTCGGAGCAAAAGATGGACGTGTACGTGGAAATTTGATGGGTAAACGTGTAGACTTCTCAGCACGTTCTGTTATTACTCCTGATCCTAACATTGATGTTGATCAGTTGGGTGTTCCTGAAGAAATCGCAAGTAATCTAACTTTCCCTGAAATTGTAACTAAATTTAATCGTGATCGTCTACTGCTGTATGTCCGCAATGGCCCTGAAAAATATCCAGGAGCTAAAACGGTAGAATTCAAGGCTGATGGACGTCGTATGCATCTAGGATTTCTAAATCGTGAAACTGTAGATCTCAAAGAAGGAGACATTGTACATCGTCATCTTGTAGATGATGACGTGGTTCTATTCAATCGTCAACCTTCTCTGCATAAAATGTCTATGATGTGTCATCGTATTCGTGTTCTACCGTATTCTACCTTTCGTCTGAACGTTTCAGCAACTAAACCATACAATGCTGATTTTGATGGTGACGAAATGAATATGCACGTTCCTCAAAGTGTTACATCAGCTACTGAACTAAAAATGATCGCATCTCTGCTCAGACAAATCATTTCTCCTCGTACATCTGAACCTATTATTCAATTGTTTCAAGATACGTTGACTGGTGTATTCCGTATTTCTGATGACTCAGTTGCTGTTCCTGAACATCTGGCAATGAATATGATGGCACGTATGAAACGTCCTCTAGAATCTTTTAAGAGAATGGACAAGCCTGTTTCAGGAAAGGATATTATTTCTACCGCATTTCCTCTCATCAATTTTAAAGCAGGATCTGTGGAAGTAAAAGATGGACGAGTCGTTTCAGGACGTCTTAACAAGGGTGCTTTCAGCAAAGCTTCCAAGGGTATTATTCACAATATCTTCAATGATTTTGGGCATGAACGTGCTGGTGAGTTCATCAACTCTGTACAAAATGTTGTAACTAAATTTAATTTGTTCTCTGGATTTTCAACTGGTCCTTCTGATTTGATTGCGAATGTGGAAACAGCAAAGACAATTGAAGGTGCTCTACAAAAAGGTAAAGAAGAAGTTGCTCGTATTCTGTCAGACATGCATTCAGGAAGATTCGTGAATAATGAAGGTAGGTCAAATGGTGAAGAACTAGAATTGCGTATTACAAGAGCATTAGGTGATATTAATACAACTATTGGCAATGAATCAATTAAAAGTTTGGATCCGCAAAATAGAATGCTTCAAATGACTTCTAAAGGTGCTGGATCAAAAGGTTCTGAACTAAACATTACTCAAATGATGGCCTTGCTAGGTCAACAGATTGTCGATGGTAAACGTATTCAGTACACTATGGACAATCGTACTCTGCCACATTTTGCTAAATTTGATGATGGTCCTGAATCTCGTGGATTCGTTGAAAATTCATTCATTTCAGGAATTCGTCCAACTGAATTCTTCTTTCACGCTATGGGTGGACGTGAAGGTCTGATTGATACAGCTGTAAAAACTTCCGATACTGGTTACATTCAACGTAAACTTGTGAAACTGATGGAAGATATTCACGTTGATCAAGATCATACTGTTCGTGATATCAACGGATGTATTGTTCAGTTCACGTATTCTGAAGATGGTA